ATGACGGTAGGGGGTGTTATTTCGAGACCCCCTCCCCAGGGGTCAAAACTATCCACATAGGGGTATAGTTGTTGATATTTGGGGTACAGGGTTGTTGATAAAGCTCATTAAGAGGCGTTTAATGGAGTTTTTTCACCTTTTGTGATCAATGCAAACATTCCTGTTGGATCATTGTCTAAAATATCAAATGCTGCCTCGTTCCAAGCTTCTTCTTGTTCCTTAGGAGACAACTCAAAACTATTAGCACAAACTCTAGCAAGTCTTGAAGAAGTGTTGTAGCCAGCAACGAAATCCCAATTAAACCATTCATCGAAATTGTCAAACGGATTGTAAGGATTATCGACTGTCGTAAGCATCGTTTCGATCATTGCAATTACTCCTTTCACTTAGAATACCAATTGCAGAACCTCTCAAAAGAGCCTTTTCCGACCGGCAAAATGTGCACGGAAGGAGGTGATCAGGTTCTTTAGGTATCTTGTCATGGTCGAAAAAGGCCCTTTTGAGAAGTCCTGAAATATCAATTAGTCAAAAACCATAAGGAGTGCGAAACCGGTAGGAGCCAAGCCTTTTTACGGGCTCAGCTCCTACCAGCTTTAGCTTAAAATATCAATTGTTGATGGCCCTTTCCAAAGTGCTCACCGACACGCCAAGAGCCTCAGCAACCTCTGCCTGAGAATATCCATTCTTCAGCATACGCTTAGCCGTGCTGACTCTTCCAGCAGACATGCCTTTCCAATTCCTTGGCATTGCCCTCTGCTTAAGCTTGTCTGTATCGGTGTTCCTAAATATCATTTTGAGCTTGGTCTTAGTAATGGCCCCAGACTGGATGGCTTTCCATTCGCTCTCCGAAATATCAATCCGAGTCTTAGCACTTCCGACACGAAGACGGGCGTTTCTAAGAGCCTGTCCCTTAAGCTTCTTCAATGCATCGGGGTCATCCTTAATATCAGGATTATCGAGAAGCCTAAGCTCCACATTCTTTGCAGCAAGAAGCCAGGCTTGCCTTTCAAGAGGTGCTGCCGCTTGAGCAATTCTCAGCTTCGAGTCAAGACTCGCTACCTCTTCAGAATATAATTTTCTAGCAGAGGGGTTGTATTCGATATCTTTTTCCTTTAGCATAGAAATTCGAGCTTGCCTTGCCAAAGCTTTCAGCTTATTAGCATGATTAGCATAAACCCCTTCCATGATCGTGCCAGGATTATCTTTTGAACCGCCAGATGTAAGCTTAAATGCATCATCAGTTACCGCCATGCGAGTAGTTGTCTCGGTCCTGAGATCATCAACTTCCTCGTATACGGGCTTTCCCTTGTCATTGAGAATATCAATCTTGGTCTTCTGCCCAGTAACCGGATCTACTACCGTCTCCTTCTTCCGGCGCATCTGCTTTTCACCGGTTTCAGTGAACAGTTTTTCACCAGTTTCCGGATCATAGAACAAACGAGTCTTCTTTCCGGTAACGGGGTCAGTAATAAGTTGTCCGGCCTTACGTTTCGGAATATCAATCTCGCTCCCGGCCCTTGAAATGATGGTAGACGCACCCTTAAGCTGGCCACGATCATTTACTCCATGATACTTTGCCGTTAACCCAGCAATATCATTGTCCTTGTAAGCCTGCCTATAATTAAGCTTGTGCTTCTCAGCATCAATGATGACCATAGAATATCTAACGGCTCTGGCGAGCTCGTCATCAGTCGCACCCATCAAGGTCATATCAGTAATCAGGTTCGATACTTTTCCCATCTCAAGCTGCTTCGTTCTATTTGAGATGACCTTCATTCCAGGATATCCAGGATACGCGGCAATGTCATCAAAATTCTGGAGCTCTCTAAGAGACTTACTCATCTCCCTATCAGGCTTTGACCGAACTTTATGCTCGTTATTCGGAATAACAAGTGCCGTGTCGCCATCAAAATCTGCCCCTGACAACTTCATTGCAGTCTTGTGAGAGATACCAACTGCATCAGGGGCATTTGTTCCGATCATGTTCTTTCCTTGCTTAACATTGTTGTTCACCGTAAGCTCAGGAATTTCAAACGGTCCAGCGTGAGGATGCCGGATAAGCACCACTTTTGTGCCATTCGGATAATTCGGAGCGTAAATTTCATTGTCCTTAATATCCGTCAAAGGGATGAGCACATGAGAAGCAGTACCAGGAAGAGAAGCCGCCTTCAAATGGGAAGCGCTAGCCTCGCAATCGTCGGCAAATGACTCCAGAAGCTCTTTCTTAAGAGTCGGGTTTGTGAGACCCATGATCTCCTTGTATTCCTGCTCCTTCTGATTATACATCTTTCCAAGCTGTTGCTGTGCAAGAGACGGACTTTGCTTAGAAAGGAACTGACTTGACAAAGTTTTACTCCAATTCCGCCACTCGCCTTGCTCGTTGACAATGTTCAACGCCGACTGATGCTCATTACCATCTGCATCCTTGTAATGCCGCTGGCACAATATCAATTCGGGGTTGTCTCCACGATCATCTTTGATCGTAGCACCAAACGGATTGTCAGGATCAGACTTCATCTTCTTAAAGACCGTCTCACCCATAGGATCCGGGTTGTTCCAAAGAGGCGTGCCTTTCTCTCTATGAGAGTTGTAACGAATATCAATCCCGTCCGGAAGGTCGTCACTGTATACGGCCATTCCCTTCATATAGTGTGTTCCAGCATTCGGATCATCGCTATTATTGGCAACAGCAATACGCACCTGAGCATAATTGGCCTTACCAAGCGAAATATCAGGAACACCTCGACGGAGCTCAATCAGACCATCCTTCTCAAGGCCACCATCTTCAGCATAGGCAACCTGAACACGCTTGGAATTAACGGCAACGGGAGGTTCAATCTTGTTAAACGTCCTTCCACCATCTTCCGAGTAAATATCAGTGACGGTCCGGATCTGATCCTTATGTTCGTTAATCTCTCTCCACGGAACGTCTTCTTTGGAAAGCACAGTCAAAGTAGTTTCTTCATTGGTGCCACCCTGACGAACACGAATATAATTGATCTTATATCCCTGTTCCTGAAGAAGAGCAATCGTATTCTTAAGACGAGTGTCCGACACACGCATGATCTGTGCAGTGCCAGCCCCAACATCAAGGTATTTCTTCTCCTCAACCTGTGCCTTAAGCTGCTCGGCAATAGAATTCCGAATACGCTCCTTCTCAGCATAGTCTGGAGCGAGCATCCGCTTCACAGTGCTCCACGGAATATCCAGCTGCTGACTAATCTGAGCGGGGGTCTTGCCTTCCTCCGAAAGACGAAGCGCTTCAGCACGCTGTCCTGCACGAAGCTCAATCTTGTAGTTGGAGATCTTTGCCCTCAACTGCCTAGTATTCATCTCGAGACCTTTGGCAATATCAGTCTCCTTCATCCCCTGAAGCTTCATAGCACGTACACGATCAAGAAAATCCTTCGGATGCTGGAGTGGCTTCTCGCCGCTACCATAGGCGTAACGACCAGAATGCGGTGTAGCGCCCTCATGCGGAGTACCCACGTGTTTGAGCGATTCCCAAGCATCAATGTCCTCTTTGAGGATCTTGATCTGCTCCTCAAACCAAATATCCAGCTCGTTAGTCATGAGTCAATCCCCTTTCACTCCATGTACTGTTCTTTCAGATTCTTGATGATGAGATCGGAGTCCATGATCTTCTTCATTACCTGAACAATGTCTTTCGCCTCGGGGACTTCTGTGACGATCTCGTTGTTCTGGTAGATTCTCAGCTCAATCTTAATATCATTTGGCTTGTATCCATACTCCATGCAAAACAAAGCAGCATAGATTTCCAACTGCCTCATGTCCGCAGGAGTAATGCCAGTCTTCAGATCGTGGATTCTCAATTGGTTGTTCCTGAAACAGATTGCATCCGCTGTACCAAAGCAATTATCACTGTAGTACAGCACCTGCTCCGGTTTCATCCGATAGGCCAAAGCATCATTCACATAATTGTTCAATGTCTTCTTTCCTCGCGGAAGAGAGACACCCAGCTCGATGCAGCGACGAGCCAGGTCATGCAACTTTGTGCCACGTTCGATGGCCTGATGGTTCAGCCAATTGGCTTTCAACCGGTCCTCATCATAATTGAGCCAGTGGTAGTTGGACGCCGAAAGAAAGGCATGCTTTCCCTCAAAGTCCGAGTGCTTGTTCCAGTTCATTGATGATCTCCTTTCGATTTTCAGGGAATATCAAGGCACTGAAACTCATCTGCTTCATCTTCTCGAGATAGTATTCCTGGTTGGGCTGAAGATGCGCTCCTTTCTCCTTCTTGCACTCAAGTGCTGCCCATTTGTCATTATACAAAACCAGCAGATCAGGGATGCCTTGAATATATCCAGCGTCGTTTTTCAACACAATGCAACCAGGAAACCGCTGCTTAATCTCCCGGATAACATCGTGCTGAAACTCGCTTTCCCTCATCCAGAACACCTCCGCAAAGCTGAAAAAATGATTAGAAGTGTAAGATTTAAGCCGTATCTTCCCTTCTATCCATAATTAGCCATGTTCCTTTGGTGATGCGAAGGCACGTTCATTGAAGTCCTGCTTATTCCTCAACGCTTTGCTGATTGCAATATCAATCGGCGAAGAAGAATGCAGATGGTAGTAGTACAAGTCTGTGTATGGAGTGTTCAGTCTGTCAATTCGACCTGCTGATTGCACCATAGTCTTGTACGAGTAGTTCTGGCTGAAGAATATAATAGTGTCGCATACCACACAGTTCCATCCTTCAGCTCCGGCTGTATAGTGCACTAAGTAAACCCAGTCGTCTCCGCAAGGAAGCGGTTCATGTTTATGCCCATTCCACTCCGCTTTGAGAATATCCAGCTTGCGAAGTGCTTCCAACTCGTAATCAAAGTTATAGAAGATGATGGCGCGATGCCGCTCTTTAAGAATATCCAGCACTGCCTTGATCCTTGACGGATCTTCATTGCTGATTCTCCTGAGCACATAGCACAAACCTCCAGCATCCTGAATCGGCTCATCCTTAAACGGGTTCCAACGGGTCTTCATAGCATCCTTTGTCTTCTGTCGGTCATAGTCAGTATGAATATCAAGGTGGTGTGGCTTTGTCTTTTTAGAGAAACTCATCTGCACCATGATTGACCGACGCTGAGCATTCAACTTTCCTTCTCCCAAATATCTTTCTACTTTCGGATACTTGGAGAATCTGGAGTAAATGCAGTGCTCTTGGGTAAATGCTGTTCTGTTTCTGTAAAAACCATTTGCAATGAATACTGGAATGTAGTCCATCCAGGTGTCACCTGGAGTGGCCGTTAACAATATCCATCGGTTGGCTCTCACGATCCTCAGAAAGCTCTTTACCCAAGAGCCACTGCCAACAACACGCTGTTCATCAAAGATGAAGAATGCTCCTTTCACATCCCGATACTTAGCGATGTTGTTCCATGAATCTACCGTGAGCTCAGCAGAATATCCATCTCCCTCAAACGGCTTCAGCTCCTGCTCCCACTCGCCGGTGTCCCGCTTCCTGGCTGTCGTGATGATGAAGAGCCGATTAGAATATCCATGCTCCTTCTCAAAGTAGTAAGCCAGCGAAGTGCGGCTTTTGCCGGTTCCGACTCCACCAACTAAGATGGAGCCGGAACGCAGCTTTTCAAGTGCATCACGCTGATGCGGATAGAGACTTACCAAGGAGTGTCTTCAGCGGAACTTTCTGCACTACGATACTTAATATCAAGTGCATCCTCTGCCATAGTAATGTAAGCAGTCTTCAGATAGGCGGTAACACCTTCACGACCCATCGCCTTGTACTCATAAGGATTGAGAATGATGTCGGCCTTAGCAATATCCATGGTGTCCAGAAGGCCAACCATAGATTCGTCATAACTGACCTTACCCTGAGAACTGATGACGATCACCTTGGGCGCCACCAACTTGCGGCCGTCACGAGTGGTGTACTTCAGCTTCACTCGCATAGTTGCACGCATTTCGCCGTCATCAGAATATCTATCCGGTGTCCACTTGACAGGCCATCCTTTCTGCTGAAGTTCATGACCAAGTTCCTGATCAAGAGCGATGACGAAGTTCCTATCGCCTTCGGCGTTGTACTGAGAAGCACGGCCAGCGAAGTTACGGAAGCTTCCAGGAAGGATTCGAGCGTCTTCAATGATGATGTTTTCCATGTTTACTTTACTCCTTTTTGTGTCGTTTACGTGTTGATCACGTGATGTTCATCTGAATATCACAGTTTGTTCGTGTTTGTTCTCATTAATTAAGTGGACTTCTTACGGCCAGGGCACTTGGCATCGTTGTAACAAACATAAATGCCACTGGCGCACTTAGGCACAAGGACATTGCGAATCTCCTCATCAGGAATACAATCCCTCATTGCCTCAACTACTTCTCTAATCTCCCACTGAGCTCTCTCACAAAGCCTCTCATTAGCAATGTGAATCAGCTCACGAAGGTTACAAGAGAAATATAATTCCGTGCCACATGCGTTCGGAAGGACGTAGCGAGCATCCTCCTTAGGAACATTGTGGAGATGTGCCAGGTCATCATACGCTTCGCGAATCCTCTCCATAATGTTCTGGTACTCAGCAAGTGCATCCATGTCGTTGCCAATCTCATGTGGCGTCACCTTCCACATACCGCCTTCAGACTCGTCACAATATCTTTGTGACCTCTGAGTAATTGCGGCAAGGCGATGCCGGACAAGCTGGTGGGAGCATGCCCGACTGATGCCGCTGATGTGAAACGTGTAATAGACATGCTCAAAGACACTATGATGGCCATTCAAATATAAATTCCTGAACAGCTTCACAGGGTCTTTAGCATTCTCATGCCCATAGCAAACAGAGGCGATCTTAGCGATCGTCTCAATCGGATTTGGAGTAGACTGAACGAGTTCAACTACCAATGGTGCTTCCTCCTCCCAAACCTTCTTAAGAATATCCAAGTCCACAACTTCCAGCATAGATTTCACTCTCCTCAACAGAGTCCATCGGATGGAAATGAGGGCAAATATAACAGTTTTCGATGCTGCACATGCTATGGCTCAAAGAGTTTTCATCTTCGTCACTCAATGATGGATCAACGAACCACTCCCAAGGTCCATAACTGGAAATATCTTCCTTTGCCTGATCAGCTTGCTCAATGAAATATCTCACATCAATCTGATCCTGCAAGCCAGCGGCCTCAACCGTTTCCGCTTCACGCCAACGATACCCCTTCGTTCCACCAACAGCATAATAATTCTTTGTTCCGTCCGGCATCAGTTTTTCACGCTGAAGCAATCCGCCATTATTTCCTTGCTTAATTGGGCAGAACAAACCGACCTTCCCGACGAATACACGATTATGCTCGTCTTCGGGGAGATTCTCGTTGAAGTCCAAATATAATGCTGTTGACACGGACTTTGTTTCACACATGTCCTCGAACTTGATAGGCTCATGCGTGAATAGCCGCTTATACACAAACGGCTGCTGGAACTGTGCACCAGTTGCAATCCATTCTCCTGCATGCTTACCGCTTTTACCATGAGCAATATAAACCGCATCATTCACAAGACACATACGGTCATATACTGACTCCAGTTCAAAGTTATAACCATACAGCTTTCCGTAATCCATAACAAACTGAATAATCTCAGGGGTGGCGTTTGGAATCTTGATTGAATCCGTCTTGATGTGAGCTACTTTAAAGCCCCTCTTTTGCACTTCGTGCTTCAGATTCACCATGAACAACGCGCCACGCTTCGCAACAATGTTGTCTTTGTTACGAATATCACGGAACGGATTGTCGAATCTTGCACTGGTCAAGCCATATACAGAGTTAACGGCGATCTTCAGAGCCGAGGCCAGTTCATCTGCCTTGCTCTCGTCATCAAGGAACGGAGCGAGCTTTCCGTCAAGCATTGATCTAGCCTTTTCAAAGTCGCGATGCTTGATGGCGATTCGTGCTTCCAGAATGTCCTGGAACCGGCGGGTATAAGTGGGCCCAAACAACTGCTCCGCAACGATGCTGGATGGGTGCATACTGGCAATATCCAGCAGTGCGACTGTCCCGTACATTCCAGGCTCCGCATAAACATACCCACCTTCGCCGACTTCCTCCCCACGATAAACACTTTTTCCGTGCTCAAAAGAATATCCAGGAAAGCACGGCCTCCCTTTGCTATCTGAAGAGGTGTATTCATCGCATCCGAGTGTATCACCGAAGAAAGTGTATGTTTGTCCGTCTTCGGTTCCAAGGAATCGGTAGTTGAACTGACGCTGAGGATTCTTATCACCTCCAAAGATGATCTTGGTGGTATGCTGATTCGTCGTATCATTGACACTCAAGCCAGACAAACCTGCCAATATCTTTCTGGCAGTCCAGTCAGCCTGAATGCTCTTATGATGCCAGAGAGCTTCGGTTGCTTTCACATCGTTGTCGCAATACTCAGCAACCTCCACCCACTTCTCTTCAGGAACAGGCTGATCCCATGGCAGACCGAGCTCCTTATGATGGAACCCCATCTCGATCTCCCACTTCTTCAAACTCTGCTTCTTACTGGAGAAGTCGTAAATATCCGTATAGGACAAGTTATATGCTTCTCCATACATAGCATTCTTCGAGCCGTCAATGATCCGCTTACTCAGAGCATAGATCTCCTCATTACTCTGATGCATGAATCTCGCGTAGAGAATATGATTGTCATACCTACGACAGTTGAACCCGATAAGCTTCTTGCTCATCAGGAACTCAATATCTTCTGATGTGGGGTTGATCATCCTGAAGCAGTCTTCGCCTTCACCATCATACTTCCAGTTCACCAGAAGCAGATTAGGGAAGACCTCCACATCATAGAACACAATCCTGTCATCAGAATATCCATCTGTCGCTTTGCTGGCATCCTCTGACGCAAAGTGCATCTTGGCCACAATCTTCACGCAGTTCTCTGCCTGATGAGTTGACCCCATGGCAAAGTTAAGCACGGACTGGCGCATGTCACTAAGGTCATAATGCATTCCAGAAGCATAAACTTCCTCCAGCTTCGAGAATATAAAGTCGATCTCAGGCTTTGTTGCTCCGTGATGCTTCTTTTGCAGACAGCTTTTCACAAAAGCCCGAAGACCCTGCTCGCTTTCGATTGCTTCTCGATTTACCACTTTCTTCTCCTTTCTCGGTAACCCTGAAGAAAGTGTTGCCACTGGAATATCATTACAGAACGACACTCTACGTCTCAGAGAACTGTTGCCTGAGAAGACCTTCACTTCAACACCTGGACCAGCCACACTGGAAAGTTCTTTAGGATCACCGCCTTTCCAAATATAATGCAGGTGGACCCCAGATCCTCCTTTCGAGAACTCGGCATAGGTTGCAGGCCATTTGCTGGCTGCTTCCAGATTGAGCAGCATGTCCTTCTCGCCTTTGTCATTCCGAATATCAAAGTCAATGACGACGAGGCACATGTCTTCAGGAACGTTAACATAATGAAGCAGCTTCGTGTTCAAGTCTTTCAGAGTTGTACGGACGTTCTCCCACTTGAACGCGGGAGCTTCATTCTCGTTTGCATACTGTGCTGGGCAGTCCTTCAACAGAATATCCAGGAGGCTCTCAGTCTTGTCCAGCACCAGTGACAAAGGCTTTTCCTTAACTGGTTCCGGTTTTCGGACAAACTTGTTCTTCAAAAATCCAGAATAGTAACTTCTAACCTGTTTGCCATCAATCCGTGCAACATCTTCAAATGTTTTGAAGTAATCCTTCAGTTCTTCCCTGAACTTATACATCGGAAGTTTGCTGCTCTCAGTGCCACCTTCTTCGCAGTAGGTCTTGTATGCGGCATAAGCTGCTTTCAAGGATGTTCCATCTGCCTCAGCAAACACTGGGTACTGATCCTCAACGAAATTGAAGAAAATATCTGTCTTGAACATCATGTCGATCGGCCGATAGTCGGCATAATAGTTCTTGCCCATCTTGCGATAGACGTCGAGGCAATGCTTTGCTATGGCTCCAAGCTCAAACTCAATCTGAGCCATCAGAGCATCATACCTTTTACGAGGAATTTTCTTTCCAGTCGGATGGACATCAATAAGCCGCCGAATGATTCCCGACTTCGAATCTGTGATCTTAACTGGTTTGTTTGTGCCCATGAAGAGAAAACAGTTGAGTCGAATAGGGTAGGCGCTTTTGAACTTCTCATTGATCAGAATATCTTCATGGGCAATGATTGAATTCAGTTTACTATTGTCCTCGATCCGACTGAGATCACCATCGTGTTGTATGGCAACAAGAGGATTTGTTCTGAAAACCTCTGTGGCAAACGAGTTATTGTTCTGTCCAAGACTCTTGGCATCAAAAGTTGTGTAATATCCGTCAAACAACTTTTGAACCACATTAAGAAACGTCGATTTACCGGTGCCTCCCTCACCGTAAAGCACAATGAACTTCTGAATGGTCTTTGAATCACCGGACACAATTGCCCCGATGGCCCATTCGAGCTTGTCTCGTTCCTCTTGATCATACAGTGTAGATATCAATTCGTCCCAAGCATCAATCGGACCCTCTTCAAGATTGTACGGTAACCGCCTACTTACGTAACTGTTCTTCGAAATATCAGTATTGGCGAACGTCAGGTTTTCGTCAAGCTGATGTGAATTGTCTGATAGCTTCTTCACATACTGCTGAAAGTTGTTCCATGATTGAGATGAGAAGCTCTCCATCCTCTTAATGGAAATATCTTCCCTGTCAGCATACTTAGAAGCCACCTCGTCCATTTCCTCATCGACGAGTCTACGAACATCATACTCATCCGTAGACCATACTCCTGCTTTTTCGTCCCAGATGGCATAGAACTTGTTGCCCCTGACCATCAGATCTTTCGATCGGTGAACCTGAAAGTCTGGGTGAATATCTATGCCTTTCTTGGTTTCCTTAGCTATGATTCTTACAAAGTCCATAGGAGGCTCCTAAACTCCTTTCAGGTTGTGTTGTGACAAAAATGCAAAAATGAACCCGTTTTCTATTACTATATATAATTTTTATTATTTTTTTTTCTCACGCATAATTGGTATAAAAAAGTGTAAAAGTGTCACAAAACGCTGGAAACCCGCATAAACACTGGGTTTGCGCTGTGACACTTTCATTTTAAAAACGTCACACTGTGACAAATATTTGTCACAAAAGTTTGACCTTTCCTGACCTTTAGTTAGTCAACACTAACCAATGTAACACTTTTGTAACATTTGTGACAAAAAAGTGTCACAGCGTGACGTTTTTGAAAACGCGAATTTGTCACAACATCACCACCATTTCACCCCAAAATATCCTTCTGATACCGCTCATAGAGGTACTGCTGACACTGCATCCAGACCTCCATCTGCCTCTGATCCTGGTCTTCCTTCCACAAAGGGAACAATCCACCGACACCAGTTTCCGTGTAACTACGGGAAAGAAGGCGTTCCAGAATATCATCAACCCTATACTCCAGGTCGGTTCTGGCATTCAACGCTTCATCAGTATACTCCTCCAGTTTCAGATTCCTGATCATCTCCCAGAACCATCTGCTGGTCGTGTTGCCCTCGCCAATGATTCCGTCCATCTCAAACACAATCCTTCGTGCGAGATACACCATCACCTCAAGCAGCGTTGGCCCGTCTACTGGAATATCACGGCTGCCAGATCCCGTCTCAACCATGAACTCATCTCTCAGAACCATCCCATCGAGCCCACGGTTTTCGTCATGCTCAACAAGCGAGTAATATCTTTTGCTATGCAGGATCTGAAAAAGTTTAGAGTAGCTCTTACAACCAGGAGACCCCCGATTGGGGGCCACCTGGTCGCAAAGCCAAGTGAAATATCTATCGGTCAATCGCTGACACCTCCCTCATCAGCAAACTTCTCGTCAAGTGCAACAATCTCGTAATCCGTCTGAGTAACGTCATTCCGAGTGTAGGCCCGATCGTGCTCATCATCCAGAATCAGCTTCTGAATTACCTCCGCACCGATCTCCTTCCAATTCTGAATGACCGTTTCCCCATCAGATTCTGTCAGTGTAGCATCCTCCCTGTAGAGCAGAACGGTGATCGTCGAATATCCGTCCGAACCGAACTCATCAAGACTAATGGCGTGTGCTTTCCCCTTATTCTTTTTCGGCTTGCTATAAGACGTGATCTCCTCCTCGAGGACGTCCGCCTTATCCCCAAAATCGATACCGACTTCCAAATCTGTCTCCTCCGGTTCGCTGTTGTATTCATTTACAATATCTTCCAGTTTCTCCTCAACAGTGAGTTTAGGATCAGGAGAAGGGGCCGGCTCCTCGTCCAGCCCCTTATTAGCCTCCAGATACCTCTCCATTGCCTCAGAATAGCCCTTTTTACGGCCTCTGTGGGCTCCGGTGAAATATCCCACCACTGCGCCAACGACGGCTCCTACGGCCCCGCAAACGGCCTTAAACAGGGTGTCCTTACTCATTGTCAATCACCCCCAGCACAACGTCCTCATCCGGCATAGTGCTCAGAATATCCCCGCAACAATTCGGGATAATCAAGATGTCGTCACCCGGATTGCGGAGAATCTCAAGCCGCTTGTCCATCACGCCGAGGTCAAGAAAGTCGTCGCCACGACCCTTCTTCAACCCAGCAACACCACCGACACGCGTAGCCGGCTTACCGAAAGCTGCACGAATCTCGTTAAGGAACAAATATCCTCTGGACTCGTACTTACGATCCAGCTGACCCTGAATAATCCGAACCGTCTGAATATTTGTTGCAGAGTCGTCCGTAAACCCAGGACAGGTATGATCAAACCAGAATGCATACGGACTGAACTTCCGAGGATCGTCAGCCAGTTCCCGCTGAGTGGACTTCTCAAGGACAATCTCACCGGTCTCCTCATCAGGAACCTCGTGAGCTACCTCAACCTCAGTCATAGGAAACCGGATCTTGGCCTCCTCCTCTTCGCCAATAGCACTCTTGACACGCTCGCGATATCCATTGAACGCCCGTTCCGTCGCAACAAGCGCAGCACCAATGGCAGCATTCCGGCTCTGCATCATGCCATGACCACTCAGGATGCCGGCAACACCAAGCACCGTGCATGTAGCCGGCACCCAATACAGCTTGGCCAGTTCCTTGACCGTTGTGGTCTTGCATTTGAGCAGGTCTTTCTTGTAGTCCTGCTCAGAATATCCCTCAAGACCCTTCTCGTGGGCCTCCTCAATAGCCGCCTTCTCCGCGTCTCGTTCACCCATTAGCTCCGGAAGCTTCAGGGTGCTCTTACAAGCAAAGAACGTGCCTGCAACCGTAGACACAGTTCCGGCAACCGTAAGAATAGTCGGTGCATTCTTAATAACAAAAAACTTCGTGGTATTCCAGGCGGTCTTGATTGTGCTCAATACATTCATAATATAAGACTCCTTTCACTTCGCCAAAGCCTTAGCCGGAGGAAGATTCAGCTTGTACTTGCCATTAGAGGTTGGAATAACATTCAGCCCATTCGGGAACTGCGTCCATCCCCAGTTGTAATCAGTAGAGTCGCTTTCCACATCAGACGCGTCGTAGAAGAACGCAACAGTCACTTCTCGACACTCCGCCAGCCGCTCCAGCAACCGTCTACGAACATCAAGTGCGTCCTCTCTCCGCATGTACTCGACATTCGTGAAGTTGCCTTTCATCTTGTCAGACTTGGAAGGACCTGACACAACCGGACCAGAGGACTTGGATGAATATCTCACATACTGGCCGCCTCCACTACTACCTTCTTCCCCAAACAGAAGAAGATTCTTCGCCTCATCAATCACATTCGACGTGAACTGACGAAGACCCGGATCAACGACGTTCTCAAATACCCCTTTCGCAATATCTTTCGCGGACATTGCAAAGAAGTGATTGACCAGCCAATGGAAGAATCCTCCCTTCTGCTTCTCCTTTACTCCCTTCGGCGGGTTCTTAACATCACTTTCTACAGCACTAATGCTGTTGTCCGGCATCTCAATTCCCGTGATCTCGTTAATATCACTCATTGGCAAGCTCCTCCTTGAGTTCCTTTGAGTTGTTCAGATTAATACTATTCTCAATATTGTCAACCTGGCTGTTTACCCATTCCGTAGCCTTGGATCCGACATATCCGCCGATCGCTGTGGCGGCAACACCGGCACAAATCTTCTGGATTCCTTTGGCAGAGCTTACGGCTGCTCCAGCATAATGCCCCACCAGGAGGCCAGTACCAACATCAACTGCAATTGCAAGGACGCCTTTAAGCACATCAAAGAAGTTCATTCAATGTGCACCCCCTTGCCTTCACCAAGGAAGATCTGGACCACAGGAGCAGCCGCTTGGGCTGTGTGTACAATCGGTTCCAGTACATCCGCCGCCGCAACAGTCTGTACAACCTTAGAAGTTGTGCTCACAGCAGATGTGGCTTTGAATGCTCCGATTGTAAGTACCGTGAAGATTCCAATCTTTGCCAGATCACCCAGAATATCCAGCGTGTTTGCAGCGTCTTCCTTCGTGATCTGCTTTACAGTGTCCGTAGCCGTCTCAGTTGCCTTCTTAATCCAACCGGTTACCTTGTCTTTAATAACACCCATGAATGTCACTCCTTTCACATGTTTCACATGAAGAAAAAGGAAGACCCGTGTAGGGTCTCCTTTTCAGGTTTACTGATCGTCAGTCGTCGTTGCTGCCATCGTCAAAATAGTCACCGTCTCCGTCCTTGGAATCGTCGTCGCTGTTCCCGGTGAGAGCCTTGATCAATGCGTATCCGCCAGCTGCCAGGCCGGCTGTGACAATACCACCAGTAATGACTTTTTCGCCATTACTGCGGCGCTGCCACCAGTCGCCAATGCGCTGGAACAGATTCCTCTTGACCTGGATCTCCTGAGCCGGGTTAGCGGTCTGGTCGATCTTCGCAAGTTCGTTCTTGATGTCCATCTTGTTTTCCATGGGTCAACACTCCTTTCGTGATCAGGCTTCTGCCTGTCATTAATACCCGTGCAATTTTGGTGATCTTTCATAGAAAGACACTTCACCGTATAATCCTATTACTTATCGCCGTTGTTATCCCCGTCGTCCTTACGACGCTGGTTCAGAACCCAATCCAGAAGGCCGTTGATGATATCGTCAACGTCACGGCCTTCAAACGTTTCCATCTTAGGCGGCTCCACATAACCGCCATCTCCCTTACTTTCTTCAAGAGGATATCTCCCATGGGTTGGCTTGGGAGGATTCTGCTTCGCCTGCTCCATGGCGTTAATGCTGCCAATATCCGCCGCCAGGAGATAGGCGTACGTAGTAGCGATTTCCTCAGGATTACCGCTGATAGTGACGGTCTGGCCAAGACGTCCCTTAAACACTGCTTCCATTAAATATCACTCCTTAATATACTTTGTTGAAATGTTCACGAGGCTTGGAACTGAACTCGACTGCAATCGCGGCCGGACCAACCGAAGGAAGATCTGAGCCATAGATGAACTCGAACTCACAGTCGTCAACCCATTTGTTGAATCCGATGAGATTCCCCACGTCCGTATTCGGGAGGCCCATCTTATAGAAGACCTCATTCAACGACATATATCCGTCATCGCTGATCTCCTTTTGGATGAGCATCTGTGCCCGTTCGAGCGCTTCACGACTCGACCTGAAATATCTTCCGGTCATTGACTCGTACATCAGGTCATCGCCGTTTCCAGTCTGGATCACGGCGTGACAGCGCTCGATCTCTTCAGGGTTCTTGATGTACTCCTGTGCTGCCTTGTCGCGGATCGTCTTCTCTTTCCGCTCCCCAACGGTCTCTACTACCTTGTCCTGATAGACCTTGGACGCGTCTTGCGCCAGAGAATATGCGGACAACAGAGCCGCCTCAGTCTTCAGGCTCTTGACGTTCGAAGCGATTCCGCAAGCCAGAGAAGCGCCAACACAGGCTGCCGTCGGAATATAACATTTCCACGTTGCCTTGACCTTCTCTTGCCAGGTCAGCGGCTCGTCGCCCTTATCCATTTGGGCCTGCTCAAGCAGCAGAACTGCCTTAGGAGCCTGCTTCGCCGTGACTATCGCTGTAGCGACGGTACCTACACAGCTCAGGCCAGTGAGGATCTGAGTGGAGTGGTTTTTACACCAATATCCAACTTGCTTGCTGATGGTCTTCCAGGGAATGTTCTTAAGGCTATTGAGATTGATCACTTGCCGTCGTCCTCCTCATCCTTCTGCAATTTTCTGACAGTAATGTCAAGGTCATAGTACCTATCTCTCAACCTATCAAAACTATTGCTGAGGTACGTGTAATCGGATTTTATCATGTCAATCGTGTCGCCCATCTTCTTAATAAAGTAGATACACACACCAACAGCGATCAGCAGAGTTCCCACAAGAAAACCAAAGAACATTTCCATTACTCGTTGTCTCCTTTCGCTTTCTCCCGAACATCCTCATAAAAGTCGCACTTTGCAGGGTCTCCTCTACAAGTGCAGAAGTCCATTTCCTTCGTTCCAAGGCAGCGGCTCTCTTTGAAGTCGTAGCTGTAGCAGGTCTCCTTCGGAAGATCCACGGTCATTCCGCCAACTGAAGCCTTCTTTGCCGGTACCTCCTCCGGAATATCTTCTTGGACCTGCTCATAGAATGGGTTTCGGTTGATGCTGCTTGAAGAATCCTCAGTAAGATAGTCGATGAGTTCCTGCTCCCGATCAAGGCTCTTTTGGACTGCATCTTCATATGCAGCCTTGTAAGCCTTGAGTCGCTCGTCTTCAATCCTGCTCCCAGCAACCAGAGCAGCGATGAAGAAGCCCAGGGCGAATCCGCATACGCCACAGAGCAGTCCAGTGAGAATATCCATGGGTGTGCTCCTTTCTGCGCATATAGCGCTGTAGAAAAAGAATAGAGGAGCATTTTCGCTCCTCCATTAATAGCTGTGTTCGTTTGGTGAGAATATCAGCCCCAATACGCCTTGGAGCGCTCTTCCTTGGTAGGAGGAGCGTCCCAGTAACGCACCATCGGAGTATATCTCTCCATCACTGTCAGACCGTTACGGTCGAATTTCATGTGTGTGATGTCGAGATATTCGATTGGTGTGCATTGATCGAGCTGTTCCTTGAGCTTCCACTCCTCGTAGATCAGCTCACCCATATGCTTGTCAAGATCATTCCAGGGAATTACGTTAGCCATTCCAATTCACCTTTCTCCCACAACGTGGGCAATATTTATACCCATCACTTAAAAGAGGAAAGCCGCACGCCCCACAATTCCATCCTATAAAATTGGCTAAAAGACTTTGATTTTTGGTAGGTTTCACGGATTCTTGCTCTTTCAGAAGTACCGATCTCCCATCGGAGAATCCTTTTTCATACCCTCTTTCAAATATCCTATTGTGCTCCCAAAGCACTTCCTCAAGCTGGCTCTCAGTCAGTTCTGGTTCTTCATCCTCGAACCAATGTCCTTCTGTCAGACCCATCCCACTCACCTCGAATGTGTACCATAGTCTTGAGGGGACTCATATGAGTAGTCAAGATTTCCATGCGACGGATCTGCAATCATGACTACGCAGCTATAATGAGTCAAGTAGTATTTTCCGTTGATCATGATCTGGATTGTGTCACTGTTATCGTAGTCGCGCCACTGTGTTATGTAGCCTTCTACTATGTCTTTGTCTCCAAGGCGAATATAGGCGTAGGTGAATGTCTGAACATCCTTTCCGGCTACGACACGATTGCCTTGCGTCGGACTTGAGCAAGCGCAGAGAGTGAACAGAATAGCAGCGAGAAGTACGACTATAATAACTTTCTTCATTTTTCATCCTCCTTGTCTTGTTCTGGTTCCAGCTCCTCCCTGAGTAACCAGAGCAGCACTACTTCCCATGCTTTTACAGCGTTTTTGTCGGACGCTCCCTCGTCTTGTGTAAAGTACCAATTCAGGTACTCAATCGCTTTGGCAACTTTCTCCCTGTCAGGAATCCCAATCTACCTTCTTTCCACATTTCGGGCAGAACAGCGGAAACGATGACTCCCATCCAATTACCCATCCACAGGCACCGCACTTGTATGGTTCAACTATGCCTAGCTTTTTTATTGGCTTCATGGGTTCCAACTCCTTCAGCATGGCGATAGCACCAGGCATCTTCCATTTAATCAGTGTTAGCAGCTTGTCTTCGGTATACGGACAGCGAGCCCATCTTTCGTATGCTTCATCACAGATATCTGTGAGGCCTTGGATAACCTTCTCCAGTTCAGACGACATCATTCCTCATCCCCTCCAAGTATGGCAGTACACTGCATTCAGCTCGCGTTCCAGCGTCCTGAGCTCGTCATTACTAAGCGTTCCGGACACCAGCAGGTCGACCGTAGTCGTGCCATCGGAGCAAACCTTATAGGTGCCATACTTGCCTACGAGTTTAATTGTTTGCTCAACAGTTTCAAACTCGTAGGGTTCCTCCATGGCCACATTCACGATTGCCGGATCCACGGTGGTAGTCTGCTCCATTTCGCCTTTCTCCTTCTTCTCCTGTTCAGCGCACCAGTCAGAATATCCAGCAGGGGCTTTGCGTTCGCCAGACTCAATCTGGGCAGCAAGACGTTCCTGAAGTGTCGGTGCCTCCGTTTTCTTCGCCTCCTTCGTGATACTATCGTCGAGCTCAGGGAAGCTCGTACGATACCAGTAAGCGCTAGGCCCATGCCCAGAGCATTCAAAACCAAGTCTTTTCATGACGTGAGAAAGTCCGCTACCAAACTTGTGACTGTATCCGTTAGCGTGAATAAACGAGGCCAGCTCTGAAGAATTGATGCTGTGATTAATCGGAATCCCCTTCAAGTGATTGTACAGGAGCGCTGCAAATTCGAAGTCGAATCCGTTTCCATAGCTCATGTACCGAACCAATTCTTCAATATCTTTTTCGCTATAATCAGCGTTGACTCGCTCCCAAGTACCGTTCTTTTTCGATACACAAACGAACCCGAACTTGTGGAGCCAATGACTGGTTTTCGATTTGCTATTTGCGGTAGCTGATTGATCAACGAGTGGATCAACACAATATCCTTGACCAGCAAGGCCTGCAAGCACCGAGCTTGAGAAAATACTGTCACCGATCTTGACATGCTTGATGAGCTTATACAGATCTTTTGCGAACTTTCCATCAAACTCACGCGGCATTTGTTTTGCTCCTTTCAAATATCTGTCTTACTTATCAGCTTCCAGACGCTTCTTGGCTTCCTCCTGAATCCGAAGCTTGTCCATCTCGTTTTTAATCCGAATCTCCATGGTTGCACGTTTGGCCTTCCGGGCCAGGGCCTTTGCATCTTTCGCGAACTTACGAGCTTGAGCCTTCTTGAACTTCGGAGAATCCTCAACAGCCTTCTTCTTAGCGTCCTCGAACCGCTTGAAAGCAGCTGTCGATGATCCAAACAGCTTCTTGGTCACAGCACAGCAATATCCAGCATACTCACTGAATTTGCTGTCCTCAAAATCGGTTTGCTCGACTGTCACCTTGCTACCGTCTGAGAACTCCACTGTGGTGTAAGGCGGGTTGAACCACACCTTAACCGGTTTAACCGATTTAGGCGGAAGAGGGATAGTAAACTTGACGACGGGCTCATTCCAAATGCTTTCCGGAAGATTCCAGCCAGCCTCGACAGCTTTCGTGCGCCAGTCGACCGGATTAATTTCATTACGAAGCTGCTCGAGTTCATAAGATGACATGGAGCAGATCCGGTCAATATCAGTCTCAACAGGAAGCCGAGAAACAATAGTCTCCGGATGAGCCCCATAGAGAATCCGATCATCAAGCTTACGGAGAATCTCCTGAGGAATCGGAGGAACTTTGTTTTCCTGCCTCTGGGCGTTGATTTCCAATTCGACTTGATTAGCAATATCTTCAGCTAGTTCAGTAAGCTCGTCGTCACAAATGGTAGGAAACGCCTCACCGACGGCCATATGTGCACACTCGTATACGATGTTTTCAACCCACTTCACAAAATCCATTTTGTTTGCTCCTTTCAGTTCATAACGTTTACAGGGTAAAAGTATCGTCCTTTCACCCACTCACGAGGGTAAACGCCACGGGTACCAGGCTTGATACCCGTGGCCAGCTTGTTGAAGCACACCTCACAGTAAATATCGCACGTATCCTCGTGAGGGAGTGCCATGTGTCTAGTCTTGTGCTTGCACTTCGGGCAGTAGATCGCGTCGAAATTGCGCTTCTGCTGCCTGAAGTAATTGCGTTTTTCAGCTCTGTTCACCGTTGTCGTCCTCCCCATTATTATCTGCCGCAGACTCAAAGGCCTCGATCAACGTATTCACGAACTGGTCCATGTGCTCACGAGGACCGATATCAGGGTTCTCTTCCCGGATGCCCACAAATACAGTGGTGACGAAGGTCATGAATTCACGAATAGAATCCAGATCCTCGTCGGTGCAACCATCCTGGAACTCCTTCAGCCCATGGAGGACCTGGCTCATGAGTACCACAGGGCTGGCACCCTTCTTTTCAAGCTCGTTAACTGCCTGCTCGAGATTCTTGAAAATATCCTCGACAGGGAGCCTCAGCTCCTCTGTCTTGCTCTCGTTGGTGATGTAGTCCTTCAGTTCGATGATGTTGTCCATGTTGTTGTACTCGTTGCTCATTTTGTTTGCTCCTTTCTTACTCCACAGTCCTCTCGGACAGAACCAACACAGCAGTATCCCGGCAGACCCACTCAGGGGCGTCAGAAGGAATGGAAATCAGGAAACGGGTAGCAATTGGAGTCATCTCCTCAACCTTGAGAACATTGTGATCCTCGACATCGAGCCAATTCTTTCTAAGGTACTCGTAGGCATCGGCCAACGTTCCGAAAATATGTTCCACGATTCCATGGGTGCTATCACAGAGCGAGTCGTAGATTGTCCCGGTCAAGAGATAGACCTTATTCACGGCGGTGCTCCTTCCATTTAGTCGCTTTACGAAGTTGGGGGCTAGGTTTTCCTCCAATCCAAACCCGATAGACGTACTCGTAATTCCATGCCTCAGTGATCTCACCGACTAATAGGTAGTCGCGAACCATAGGGTCATCAATATCTTTTGCTCCAGGTGTAATGAAGTCAAATCCATCATACTCAAGCTCAATGAGCCGGCCTTGGTATTTAGGATTTGTTCGTTCAACATGAAACTCTTGCCAAACATGTGTTCCCTTATGAATCTCTCCGGATTGGATCATTTCAAGACATTCGGTCGGCTTTAGTACGTGAATATCCATCACAGATCCTCCCAATGTTTGACGACGTTCGAAATGCCGTTGAAGGTTGACACGGCAACATCAACCACAACAGCCGTCAGTACGCCCTTCTTCAGGTCACCCTTGTACTTGAGGCCCTGCCAGAGCCCAGCAGCACCGGACATGGCCATGGTCCCTTCCTCGAACATCTGGGCTCGGAAACCCTTTCCAAAGACAGACAAAGCCCGCAGAAGCTTGGGTCTGTCATCCGTACGAATCTCCGTACGCTTTCCGTCGATTGTCTCCACCACATACGCTTGCTGCACCTTGGGCGGTTCATTCCAGTTGCTCATTTCGTTTGCTCCTTTCATTACTGCACATCAAACGATTCAATGATGAACTTCTCGAAAATATCCGTTCCTTCTTCTCCGTCATCGGATTTGAAATACATGATGTCGCCAGGCTTCCAATCTTTTGAGAGCTTTCCAACAGCGATTTGGGCTTTCTTTAAAGATGAATAGGTCCCTACAACTGATGATCCTTCCTTGCCAATGGCGTGTACTTGATAGACCTTACGATTGAACACCATGCGCTGTCTCCTTTCAAATCGTCTCGTATCCGTTAAGGCTCAGCCATTTGGTCATCAGCCTGGCGAAGTCCCCCTTTCCGAGTTTCACCCACTTCACGACTTTATTATCAACTGTGTTGATGATCGACCACCGGGTATCAGACTTTTGCAAAATGAAAAGAGAATCCTCTGTATCGATGTAGGCCCATGGCTGATTGCGTTCCCATTTTTCAACTTCAAGAATCGCTTCCACTAGCTCTTGCTGGCACTTGCACAAATATGCAAGTTCCATAAGTTTATCGCTGAACATTCTTTGCTCCTTTCACTTTGTCGTTCTCTTCCCAATTAACCGGTTTGCGGCTATCTTCATTCACTGGCTCCATTAGGCAGGTGTTGCACGGCTCATTTGTCTCTGATTCATCATTGTGAATGCAGGACGGACACCATTTACTGTAATCCACAATCTTTAGGCTCATAATATAACTGCCCCCTTTCCTTTGTATATGGATACGCAATGTTAATCAGTTTGTTGATCATCCTATCCGGGAATCTCGGTTCCATAGCTGCATATTGGTTTAGTCTGCCCAATATAAGCCACACACCGAGGTTCGGATCGTCCTTGGCCTTCAGATTCAGCTCGTTTTCAGAGCTGGAATCCCTCCTTTTCAGAACCCAGCAGGCCGAATATCCATAGTCGATGAATGCTCTCTTGGCCGCTTCCTCCTTGGAATCGGCGTGGTATACGCACCACTCTCCTTCCTTGTCGTGGTCATTGATTGCTAACACAACAAACGCAGGCCTTGGGTCTTTCTTGTAGTGCCCTTCTGCAATGGTCTTTCCAAGCGTCGTGAAGACTGCTGGAATATAACCATCACGGGCGAATGTTGTTGCTCTCATTCTTCTTCATCATCTTCCTCAACGTAGTTCCCATGCTCAAACAGCTCCTTCAGTTCGGCCATGAGTGCATCAGCCTTTTGGCGGTGGCTGCACTCACCACAACGCCGAGTACACGGCTTGTCACACCAGGCTTCGGCACGAGCGATCTTGTCCCGAAGAGTATTCATCTGTGCCATCACAGGATCCATCGGCTTACGTCCTGCCATCATTGCACCTCCTTATAATTCCAGTTGTAGTTATGGCTGTAAAGACTCTTGTTATAGACATACTGGAGTATATCTTGCGATTCGCTAATTATCAGTTCACTCCCATACACGCTGGCTTTGTTGCAATCCGTTACCACGCATAGCAGATAGCTTATCGTCTTAGGTTTTTCGTTCACGCCAACCACTCCTTTCAAATATCCATCTTGAGCTGTACGGCGTGAGGTTCACGCTTCTTCTTTTCGAAGCGCCCCTCCCGTGCGAACTTGTTGTAAACCGCAATAACCTGATAGTCAGGCATGCGGTCTACTTTGACACGCCAGGTCGCGTTAGGATACGCACTGTAGAGCCATTGCCGCATCTGATCAACGGTCATTTCGATTCGCCTCCTTCGTCCTCATCTCCGAACGGGTTATATGGATCTGTTCTTTGCAACCACTTTTCAAGGTCCTTAGGCATGACAACATAGTTGCCGTCCTCATATGAACTGTACCTGTAAGAACAAGACTCCACGAAAATCGCTGTTCCGTTCTTCTTGACAATCCTCAGGATTTCATCACCAGTGAGGATTTCGACGAATATAACAAGAACTTCGTCGGCCATTACTCCGGTCATCGTTTTGTTGCCGGCGTAGTCGATGGCAAAGATCTCCTGATTCTGCATGTGGGTTTCCTCCTTACTCAGCACGTGTCCAGTCGCTCTCGTCGAATATCACGAGACTTTCCGCCCCGTCATACTCATGGATTTGGAACAGTTTCCCGAGCGGCACCCACTCAAGCACAAGGCCACTGACTCCTCCCATGTAGATATCGTCAGCGATACCCATCTCCTTGAGGGCCTTCTCAATGTAGTCGATGAGGGTATCGTACCAAATTGCCGCTTCCGCATAATCCGAGAAGTCGTCAGGAGCCTCAGCTTGCCCCTTGAGAAACTCTTCAACAACCCGACGATCGTAGGCAATTTCCGGATGAGAGCACGTCCAGGTGCTCCAGCCAGCTCCATAGCCATAGGAAACCAGAACAGCAATCGCGGTGTGATCGTCGTTGTAATAGAAGTTAGCCATTTCCTTTGCTCCTTTCTTATCTGAACCACCACGCCAATATCACAATCCCTACCATCAAAGAAAAAGAGAGCAGTGCCTTAATCAAAGCACTGCCCTCGCTCAGCCAACTCTCGCCCACCTGTCTTCCAGATTGGTCTCGGTAGAATCGATAATCCAAGGATATCCCTCCTCGATTCTCACGTAGTCCAGATTCCCCATGTCCACAATTGTCTTACACCAGTTCTTGCGCTTGGGATTCCGTTTATCCCTACGGAACCGGCGCTTCAGGGACTCGCGTTCACTCCATTGAATCTGGTAATTAGTCATTGGACTCTTCCTCCTTCTTCTCAGTACGCCACATAACACCCTGGAGAACCCCGTCAGAATATCTGACGTAGAGGGTCAGGTTGAGCCTGATGCAGATGTCTACAATCGTCATCAGGACCCGCTGACGTTTGGAGGGCATTTTCGTGGGAAGGTTAAGGGTGATTGATTTGATACCCTCAGCCTTCAAGTGCACGAAGGTTGTGAGCAGGTCGTCAAACATTGTGTCGGGATGGGTTTCCTTGGAGAACCGAGAGGCAAGTTCACGAAGAGACAGATCGACCTGGTACGACATGCGATTGCTCCTTTCATATCGTGTCCTGTGTCCTGAAAGAAAAACAGTAGGGAGTGTCTCTAAGCTCCCCGGTTGGCCAAACCGTTCGTCTCAGAGATCACTCCCTTCATCTAAGGCTGTGTAATTTTGGTGATCACTTTTTAAACAGCCAATACAGCCCAATGAGCAGAAGAACCAGCCCCGTGTATTTCGCAAACACAAACAGGTCAATCGCCAGTCCAAGCAGTGTCATCATTGCTATGCCTCCTTCCAAAAATAAAACCCATGAGGCGTGGCATTTTCTTGCACACCTCATAGGTCAGGAACTCACTCCTTGTAGTCACTGTTCCAGAACAGCTCTGTAAGCAGACTCATCAGCTTCTTGCGCTTCGCCTCGAGCTCTCTGTAGTGCTTGGAATTCTCCGGGCACATACTTTGCTCCAGTTCGATCGTTTCAATCGCTTTCCGAATCTCATTCATAGCATGCATGGTTCAGTCCTCCTCAATTTTATTTGGGTTCCATTATAAGGAGTGTTAAAGTGGTGAAAAATAAAAAGGGGAGCCCGCTTATTCAGCGGACAGCCCTTTTCAGGATTTCGTACACATCATAAATGATGCTTACGGGCCAGAGAACCAAGCCAACAGTCGTGTACAATGCATACATCACGCCCACGCTGATGGAGTATGCTAACTTGTTGTCTCCAAGGTACTTGAAGATTTCGTTTTCCCACTCCATCAACTCATTACGCTGTCCAAACGCCACGACCATCACATAGATTACTCCGATCGTAAGATACCAAATCATGGTACCACCTCCTCATTATGAGCCATGCTAAAATGGAGAAAAATAAAAGCCATGACCCTTGTTGGGTCACAGCTTTCGGTCCTTATTGCACCTCAGTGAAGTTGTTCTTCGCCATCATCTCTTCGATGATTTCGTTCCAGTCAGTCTTGGCCATCTCCTTCAGAATATCCTTGGTGACCTTGGTGGACCACTTAACAACTTTCCGCCTATACGGCTTCGAGAATGTCACAGCGGTCATCACCAGATCGTACAGGATCTTACCGGTGAAGATTGCCAGAGCAATTACCAGGTACACTTCAAACGTAGTAGTCATGGGTCATACCTCCTTCATTTCGGTAACCTTTCGGTTCCGTTATAAGGAGTGTAATTTTGGTGAAAAAAATGGGCTGGGCTCAATTGCCCAGCGCCATCTTTGCCCATTTGTCAAGGTCGGGCTCAAGCTTTGCTTCGGTGAGTGTATCATCAAATATGTTCACAGGATAGAAATAGATGTTTCCGTGCCAGATCTTGCGCCAAACCTTGTCGTCAGCGTCATCCCATTCAGGGCCATACCTTTTCCCTGCAATGGAATACTTTACGGCATTGATCAAGCCTAAGATCTCCCATGTTCCATTGATTTCCTGTGCCATGTTTATAGCACCTCCTTCATTATAAGGCGTGTAAAAATAGAGAAAAAAAAAAGAATAGGGGCTGCTTACGCAGCGAGCCCCTTCCTCCGAGCCTCTTCCATCATCCGGTTGTTCCGCTCCATGAGTTCCTTGTTGAGATCTTCCTCAGGTCTGTCGCTCTTAGCTGCTTTCTTCTGCTTAGCCTTTTCATAGGCGTTCACAGCAGTCATAGCCATAAGCGCACAAGCGCTGAAAATAATCCAACCAGTCATCATTGTAGTTTCCCCCTTCAATGTATTTGGGTTCCATTATAAGGAGTGTTATTATGGTGAAAAAAAAAAAAAATAAGCTATGATCATAATGGTTAACCATTCGTTGCATACATTAATGCACATATATGCAACGCGTTATTCAAAGGATGCTTGAGTTTACTTTCTATCCCAAGTCTTTGCCTATCACCCAGAGATCTTGCTTGCAATCTCTGTTCTAGGTGACATGATGCTGCCTGCTTAGTCGCTTTTTTCATTCAGCGCCACCAATTTTTCATTGGCCGGTCGTCGCCCAGACTTTATCCTTTTCATTATATGCCTTGTAAATTTGGCGAAAAAAAATGGAGACCCGCTTATTCACAGCGGATCTCCATTTCTGCGTCGTAGGTCCATATAGTATCACGTTGGATTCTCAGTTTCAGTTCTCTGTTTGAAAGCCAGATTTTCAGCTTGCGAAATTCAGCAACGATCCGATTTTTGGTCGTGCCTTCCAAACGAAAGCTTTGAATTCCATGGCAATCATACAGAGAATAGATACACCAGAGTTTTTCGACCTTGAGTAATACCATGTTATCGCCTCCTTCATTAAAAGGCGTGAAAATATGGTGAAAAAAAAAATAAGGCTTGTTTTTTCAACGAAGCCTTATTCCGAGCGGGAACCATGTCAGTTCCTACTTACGGCTTTTGTTTCGCCCAACTGGGAATGATTCCACCGTTCTGCTCAACATAGTATCCAAAACCTGCCAAGCCGATCATAGTGAGACACCTCAATACGCCGTCACCGGTGATCCGCATCTTCCCCTGGTCCTTGCTGGACCGGAGTTCGTACATCTCACGGAGACGCTTCTTGATTTCGTCCCTCTCTTCCTCGGTTGTCGAGTAATGGAGATTCTGCTCCAAACGAATGATTTCCAAATCCAAGGGGTCTTTCTTCCAAAATCCCATAGTTAGCTCCTTTCGTTCCCGCTCATTAATAGACATGTTTTTATGGTGGATTACCAGTTGAACCCATAAAGCTCATATACATAAGCTCTACCCGTATCTCTTTTCTTCTTACTCTCTGTGATCAAAAAGAATAGGGGCTGCTTCCATAGCGAGCCCCATCTTCTCAGGTCTGATTCTGGTTACTGTCCTTCATGAGCCAGTTCCGGAACCTGATCCTCAATGCTTTGAATCCATCACGTGTGCACCCAATCAGGGTGGTCACGAGACCAATCACAGCAAAGAAGCATACAAGTTCAAACAGAAACGTGAACATGATTCTTCACCTCCTCATTAAGAGGAGTGTAAAAATGGTGACAAATTAACGGCTGCGTTTCTTATTGTTTTTCGGATTACGCTGAAAACCAAGCGATCCGACCATTCCGGCTCCAGCGCCGGCGATACCACCAGCCACAGCTAATTTTCTCATAAGATCTCTTCTTGCATAATTAGCATCATGAGCAGAAATAGCCCTAGCCAAATTGGCTTCGTGAGCCTGACCTCTCAACTTGTAATTCAAGACGTCTGGTTGTTTCACACCAGTACGTGCGCTATATACTCTTCCGATAATCGATTTATTGTAATCGGTGTTGTTAATCCTCTCACGTTCTTTATTGTAATTATCTACAATATTGCGCAGATTGTCATCAAATTTCATATTAGCAAGTTTTATTCCACCATAAGTAGCAAGGCCAGCAGCAATAACCGAAGCAGCGGCCGCTGCTCTCCTAAGCCGAATACTATTCCGAGCTTTCTTCTGCTCCTCAGCAGAAGAATTATGATACTTATCCAAATTTCCCTGAGCTTCAGCATACTTATTGCGAGCTTTCTCCAGTTTACGGTTCTGCCGCGCTGTCCCCTCACCGATGATGCGACGATCGAGACGAGAAACCTTGTTATAAGCCCGATTCATCCTACGAATCTGCTGTTTCTCGTAAATATCCCTACCACGGGTTTCCTGGCGCTCACCAACACCATAGTGCTCTCGCCCCTCAGCAGTCAGAGTACCATCAGGATTCTGGTACTTACGTTCTCCCCAGTGCATACCCTTTTTTCCGTAATGCTCGAGGTAATTCGGATCGCATTGCATTGATCCAATATAGTACATTACTCAAACGCCTCCTTATTCAGCTTATAGGCTACGAAGGCGTCCATCATCGCAGCCACAGCGTCAATCTTCTGGTCATAACGATTCTTTGCGAGTTTACGATTACCGTTCGTATCCTCTATTGCAATGGAGTTTCCCATACAAAACTGCATAAGACTCTGGTCGAACAGCAGCAGCCTGTCCTCAGCCAGCTTCCTAAGCTCACCAAGTGGCACGGATTCCGTCTTTGCCCCCTGAATAACCTTCTCGACCCCAAACGGGCCGTTCTCTCTGGTCCATCTATCCACAAAACTGGTAGCATTGTACGGGTCAAACCCGAAACAAATTACGTCGTACTCACACTGGGTAATATAACGGTCAAGGTCATCATACACATCCATCAGGTCGAGCACTGAACCCGGCATAACCACCAGACTGTCCTCGGCCATAAAATCCTCATACTTGACTCTTAGTGCACTAGGCAGCCGAGCCATCGTATGATCTGTGATGTAGCAATGCGTCTTGACACCAAAATATCCCCGTTCGAGCGGGAACATGAACGTAAATGCACAGAAGTCGTCACCTCTGGACAAGTCAGCTCCCATAGCACACGGAAGCTTGTAGAATTCCCGCTTCTTATGAGGCAACGTCTGCTCGTAAGTAAAGAAATATGTCTGTCCTTCCAGCGGAATACCGAAACGTTTTGCTAGCGTATCGTTTCGACTGGCCGGAGCCTTCTCGATCCTCTCAACCTCCTGCTGATAGGTCTCGTAGGTAACGGTGTATCCAAGATTAGGATTGGCTTTCGGCCACATCGCCGGATTAGCTACTTCGGCAATATCATCGAGCTTGTACCACCAGATCGACACATGAGGATTCTGGTAATCGCCCTTAAGAATTGACATCAGCTCCATCTTGATCGTGTCACCAGGGCCGTTACGGGTGGTTCCCTCAGAAGATGTAGCCAATATCACATAGTCTTCAACTTTGGCGCTACCCTGTTCAATAGCGCCAATAACGTCTTCACGAATATCGCAGGAAAGCCATTCGTCGACCGTAGCGACCTTGTCTCTACGACCCTGAACGGCGTCAATAGACATCGGGCGAACCTCCAGAAGGGACCCCGTTAAGAAATTCTGGATGCCTTTCTTGGTAGAAGCCAGTTTCATCCGATTAGCCGGATTGCCTGTGGTATTCTGGAGGCTGCCCTCAGTGAGGAACTTGTAAAGTGGCCCTCTTGCCCTAGTGATCGCTGTCCGAATCGGCTTCAGCGTCTCATCCGCCTGTTGCATGGTGGGGGCAACGGCCAATTGCACGGTGGTGGTTGTGTCCACGTTGAGAAAATATGACTGGATGCAGGAAGCGTACATGCTCTTCGCTGCACCACGCCCCACTATCAGGAACTGCTTGTTTACAAGGCGTTTCTTGATTTTCTTGCGGATATACCTGCCACCGTGGTTGTCCGGGGAGGGAACATAGACCGTTCTATCCACAAAATAATACCATCCGAGAAGCTGCTCCGCCCAAAGTTTGAAGGTCGGGATGAGTCTCATCTCGCTACCGTCCGTGAGTGTGAGCTCGTTTTCGCAATACTTGATGAATCCTTCAACTTTGGTCTCGTCGTAGTAATATCTCGGATCACGGATTAGCTGGTCGATGCGGTTCATCTCCATCTCGACCTCATGGTTCACCGGAATCTCACCACGCAGAACCGATTTCCGGAACTCTCCGTAGTATTTCGGCGTTACTTTGTTGGATAGAACGGCCATTTGTTTCACCTACCTAAATATCACCAACGAGGAGGATAGGGCGGCATATAGTCGTAGCTCCGAGGGCCATAGTCACGGCTCACATAACGTCCGTTCATGCCTCTGCCACGACGACCGCTCATACCATCGTCATACTCGTATTCTTCTGCTTCCTTCATGGCCTTGTACGTCGCAAGGCTCTTCATAGCATGGGCCAGCATATCGACCCGCTTCAGATCCGTTTCGGACATCTCCGTGCCGGCCTTCAGCTTCTGCTCGATCGCTTCGAGCTCCTTACACATCGTCTTTTCAAGAGACTCAAATTTATCCACAAATCATCCCTCCTTATGCCAGTCTCGTGACTTCCACATTGAGATTCCTTAGGTTCAGTGCCGGTGCAGGAGTAGTAGCCGGAGTCTCGCTCACAGAAGCGTTCTCCACGGCCACCGTGTAGCAGCACCCCTTAGGAACATCAACAATCGCAAAGCCGCTCACGTTCCAATACTGATCAGCAGCGGCAGGAGTTGCGGCAGCGATGCTTGTGGGAACCACTTCCCCACCGATTGCGATCGCCAGCTGGATTTCACCCGCGGTACCACCTTCCGGAATGGCAATGTTGCCATCAAAAGAAACACGGTACCTAGCAAAATTAGCACAAGGATTGTTCACGATGCCACGGAGCGTCAGAATACCGCTCCCAGGCCTGTGAATGACATAGCCACGATTGCAGCCGATTGTGGTATTCAGCACCGCACTGGCACCCGGCTGAATCAGCTGAACTTCATTGTAAGTGTATTCCGCCATTTCGATTCCTCCTCAATAAGTATGAGCCAACGCGCTCAACATGATTTTGGAATCAGACGTTACCGCAGCCGCAGCCGCAGTTACCGAAGGTCTGGCCACAGCAGTTGGGATTCTGGACCACATAAGCGGGGACAGGAGTCGGAGCAAGATACCGCTCAAGAGCAGCGGTCTGCGCTTCATTATTGGCCAGAATCTGAGCAGTCTGAGCGCTCTGGGAAGCGGCAAGCTGAGCCATAGTGAGCTGGTTCTGGAGGTCGGCGATCCGCTCATTCTTGGCATCGATCTTATCCTGGCACATCACGTCGAGGATCCTCTGAGTGGAAGCGTTGTTGGCCTCAAGAACATCCCTCAGGGCGGAGGAAATGGCATTCCTGTCGGCACAAGCTTCCGTAGCGACTGTATACTTAAGATCGGCAACACCAGCACGGTTCTCGCAGCAGCAATTCTGCATAGCAGACTGGAGGGCGAACGTCTGGTTCATGTCAGCCATCTGGCGGCTGTTAGCAGAGATCTCAGCCTGAGCAAAGCCGTTCGTGATGGCATTCTGGAGGCCGTTGATACCGTTGGTCAAGGTGGCCTGGTCAAAGCCGCGCTGAATATCGTTAGCAGCGTTGTTGCCACCACCGAACCCACCAAAGCCATAGCCGTTGCCACCCCAGCCGAAAAGAGCCAGAAGAATCAGGATGAACCAAGCGCCATTGCCGCCAAGGAAACCGTCATTAGCACCATAACCACCGCCATAAGCAGGAGCAACAGGCATGTACATGTTACCATTCTCAGTAGTCATCGATTAAGTCCTCCTTCAAATATAAGTCGTTCGAGCAAACGTGTAAGGAGTTAAACGAAAACTTAGCAGCCCAATGGAATCGCCCTCTTCCATTTTGAATTAGAAAATAACCGACTTATTCGCCGGCGTTTTCTGCGGGTTCGTGCGTCCAGACGTGGCGCTCGACCACGCCCTGCTCGATGGTGCCCCACTCGATGCTGTCCACCTCGAAACCGTCCGCATTGGTCGCGGCAGAAGCGCAGTACAGGTGGAACTGACGCTCCATCTCCTCGCGGGTGCCGTAGCGGTTGTTGACGGTCTGGGGCTGTCCACCTTTGATGGATTTCCGCTGTGCGTAGTAGGTCATGGGTCATCGCTCCTTTCAGTTAGGTCGCAATCCAAGAGTAAGCCGGGACACCGTTTGTCACGGTGACTTGCAGGGTGTAAGTGCCGTCAGAAGATGGCGCATCCGGGAGTTCGTTTGTGATGTCCTGCACGCCGTATTCGATGACCAGATTTGAGAAGGAACATCCGGTACGGAAGTAGAGCCCAAAGCCGACTCTCATGTCCGTTGTAAATGTCCTGCGGATACTCGCATAGCCTCCGCTGTTGATTGTTGCAAGGAGATCGCTACTTATTGCAGGAGAATGCGGTGTCGTGCCGTCATAGGTAAACATCCACACGCCGCACTTGTTGCTTGACTGCGAGTATGTCCCGGAGATGACCCGGAACCATATCTCATAGGTTCTCCCTGCATACAGCACAGCGTCCTGATTCACATGGTTTGCGGTAGGACTGTCATTGTTTGTCGCGACCAGTCCATTTGTAACACTAACGCAACGGAATGCTCCTCCCGTTTTTGTTCCGTTCAGAGTTACCCGCCGACCGGATTTTGTAATCGTAACGCCATTGTCCGTACCAGTAAACTGCGGCCCATATGCCTTGACAGAGAGCGCATCCGCCGCAGATCCTTCAATGGCGTTGATTTCTTTCTCCCTCGCCGCCGTCTCTGCCGCAATCACTGTATCCCTCTCAGCAAGCTGTGCCGCCACGGTGGTCTCCGCAACGTTCGTGCCTGGAGTGATGGCAGTTCCGGGCGCGATCGCCTGTGTTGCCTTATAGAGTGCGCCGTTTACAGTCAGCAGATCGCCAACGGCGTGGGTGCTGGCGGCTGTGGATCTGTCTGCCGGGGCGATGTTGTTGCTATCGGTGACATCCTCGCAAAGGAACTCGAAGATCAGCGCATCTGCGGTCAGCTGACGGAAGTAAAAGCCGAAGCCGATCTTTGTCGGCTCGCTGAAAGATCTCACACGCTCCCATTCGGTGATGCCGTTGTTAATGTCAGAGATTATCGTGGTTGTAAACTGCGTCCCAATTGGGGCAGACTGGCTTGATCCTTTCAGCAACAGTAACAGCTCTGATTCCGTAGTGCCGGCCAGTGCAGCCGTGCCGGAGATGTACTGCACCGTAAATTTGTAGGTATGCCCGGCGTCCAGTTCATACTCCACCATGCTGTCATTCGGGGTCCAAGTGCCAACGTAGCTGACACCGTTCTGAATGGACACCATAGCGGTTCCGGAACTACCAACTGCATCCACACGCACACGGTTTCCCCAGCTCTTGGAAACCCGAACCTTGTTGCCCGTCTGCACAGACCCCGGCTTGCCGTAGGCTTCCACCGGGAGCGCCCCAAGCTTCGCCGTCAGCGCCGCCTTCGCCATGGTTGTGGCATAATCGGTCTGTTCTGCCGCTGTAACATCCAACAGGGTCAATTCGTACTCCGCATTGCTGTAGGTAGTCTCCTTCGCACACCACAGCCAAACGGACAGATCCGAGCCGTCATCGCTGGTGAAAACACGCAGTATCCAGCCCTCGTCCTCGATGCGCTGGGTAAGGTGGGCTGGGAAGGAGTCTGTTGAATTTGATTTGTATGGGCCAACCGCAATTGTATGTTCCGCAGAGTGCGCCGTGTTTAACGTGGCCGAACCACTCATCAGCCGAAACTGATAATGGTACTCATGCCCCATAATAGTATTACATCCAGCTATCCGTTGTGCGGCTGTAGGAGCGGAGGTTGTGGTCAGCAAATTGCCAACCATGCGAACGAAGAAGTTCCCGGTGGACACGCCGTTCAGCTTGACCCTGTTCCCGTTTCGGGTCACGGTCACGCCAGCCACGGTTACGGTCTGCTCTCCGGGAACCCAGCCCCAGTCTACATTCCCGCTACCATCAAGGATTGCTGTCTTGGTGGTGTCGTAGCGGACAGTTTCGTCCGTAACATCAACAAGCCAGATGTCAGAGAAAGTCACAGAAGCGGCAGGAGTTGCTGACATGGTAATGAATAGTGAGATCCTTTTTGTGTACGCGTCGATTGTGCAATCACAAAATCCATCACCGCCGTTTCTATCGTCAGAAAGACGGATCCATTCTGCGATGCTATCCGCATTTGTCTGAAGTCCACGAAACACAACTCTGATTGTGGGTGCTCCACTAACACGCTCAGACTTTGCATGGAGGCGATAAGTATGCCCGGGAATCAAATGGGACTGCACCCAATTTGAGGAAGTCTGCAAACAACGGTATGCACCGCTTGTGGATGTGACTGTTACCGTCTGGTTCTCGGTATCAACGGCGTAAGTTGTACCACCGCCGTAGACCTCTGTGAAATCTTCCAGTGTAATCAGATTTTTGCCATGCCCACGGCTGATAATGCTCACTTTGGTTCCCAGCTCCGCAGCATCCGAAATCACGATTTCTGCAACCCGTTCCTCAAGTTCTTCAATCGTCGCTTTAAGACTGTCAAGGCTAGGCACGATGGATCCGGCGATGTCGATGACACGATCTCCTCTGCCGGAAGAAACATGACCTGTGAGCATAAGAACAGTGGTAACTGAGTCCCCATCGATAAGCTTGATCTCAACCCGGATAGCTCCGGGATGCCGGTAGGCTTCATGGGGGAGGACCACAGAACAAGTGTTGTTGGAGACTTCGCCGGTAAGAGGACCGATGGAGGCACCTTCTTTAACAAACACCACATAGCCATTACAGGAGAGACCAGAAAGATCAATCTCCTCCTGGCCTCTGTACAGAGATACGTTTACTCGATGAGCGTTCTGGTCATCATAGTAAAGCGGATGCTCCGCGTTCTGCGATACGATACCTTTAAGAATATCCACACGATAGTTAAGGTCAATGATCAAAGAGGTTACCTCCTCCCGTATGTGTTATACACCTGCTGAATCTGCTGGTCGGAGATACCTCTCGTCTGCTGCAAATATCGCAGAATCTGATTTGGATCGTTCTGAATGCTTGCCGGAATATCCGGAAAACTCTGCTTAACGAACGCAGCAGGATTCGTCATAGCCTGCATAATATACTGCATCTTCTGAATAGGGTTCTGAAACTGGGGGCCTCCGCTCATCTGAGGCTGCTGAGGAGCTCCCATAAGCTGCTGGTACAGAGGATTCATCTGTTACCACCCCTGTTTTTAGCTTCATTTTGATTCGGAGAAGTGAGCATTTCAAGGATCTCGTTCTTCATCGTCTCAAGATCGTCCTTAGTCACGTACTTAGCGTCGTGAGGCTCTTCAACCGTAACAGCGGCAGGGAGAGACGACATCTTCTGGTCTTCCATTGTGTAATGAAGCTTCTGAAGAGGATTCGGCATGCCCATAGGATTCACGCTCTTAAGGTAGATCACCGTATCGTTCGTATCCCACAGAGCAATCGGCTGACCAAGAGGCCAACCAGCAGGAAGCTGGTAAGCCTTCGCGCCAACTTCACCGTCGACCCAGATGATTCCGTTTGGATTGACAGCGGAAGATTGGTTCGGCAATGCACTGGAGGTGTTATAAGGCTGCTGAGTAGGAACTCCAGTGTACGGATAGTAAGGACCAGGATTATACATCCAATTACTGTAAGCCATTCAAACGATCTCCTCTCATCTGATTCTCCAAAAGAAAGAAGGAATCTCATCACCGGAATCCCAACTGTCGAAGTAATCGCCGTCAATGACTGCAACGGCGTGACTGCCGGTTCCGATGATGTACGTCCCTTCCGGATACATCTCACAGAAGTCTCGGACTGTCGTACACTTTGGGCAAGTGCTTGGCAGAAGAAACGGCTCGAATCCTTGCATCTTCAAGTAATGACCCCACACAGCGTCAGCAGAAGGCATGTTAGCATCCCTTCGACCAACCCCGCATAGTTCGTCATACACCTGATACCAGCTCATGTTAAGAGCGAAGCATAAAGCTCGGATTACGCAATCAGGAACTTGCTTATGCTGAGGATTCGGGTTTACATTAACCCACATCCCCTGAAACAGCCTCCTGTTCGTCCTTCCACGGCTCCTCATAACCCATAGCCCGATTGCTGTCGCTGTAGCCTTTTGTCGTCGGGTCAACCACGACACCAGTCAGACAGAGCATCATAAGGAAACAATTAACGATCTGCATCACGGTATTCTGAGTGACCTCAGGAAAAACATCAAACATACCAAGAATTGTGTAGATAAAGGAGACGATGCAGCTGAAGAACGAAGCCAGCCACACTTTATTCTTAAAACGAACCTTCCAATTTACCTTCATTTTGATCCTCCAATCTTAGTCGCCAGGTACTGTGTCATCTCAGCGGTTGCTTCCTCCATCTTTGAGTTGTTACTGCCAAGATTCGAGTATTGAGTAATGGCCATCAGGTATTTACAGATGGCCACCAATCCGTCCCGCGTTTCTTCCTGCGCTTTCTTTGCATCGGCAATGATCATTTCATGATTGTCTAGTCGACTTTTGTCTCTATCGAGGTTTCGCTCGATCTCTTTGAACCGAGGTTCCAGCTTGTCAATGACCTTCTGGCTTACCTCTTCGGCAAAGTCCGGTTTCTCTGACTCGCGCTGCCTTCTCTTCCGATCCATGATAGTTCGGATAGCGTCATACACTTTGTACACAACAATGAACAGGATGCACAGCGCGATAAAACCATAGAGAGTTGTCCACAGTACGGTAGGAGTAAGACCTTCTACAGTCGGCATTAGTTACCACCCACTTTCTTTGACGGCCTTACCTCACCGTCAAGAACCAAAATTGTTGTTTTCTCGGTTCCTTCAGTGATTTGAACCGTAATAGATACCGGACCAATCGTTTCATAGACTTCGTCCGGGAAAACCACCGAACAAGAGTTTAATTCCTCGTTAAAAGTCAATGATTCTTCGATTGTAATGTTGCTGTTGATGTGCGTGAAATATGCTTTTCCAGTAGCTCCAACAGGAAACAGCCCATAACGAAGACGAACCGTCAGTTCATGAGCTGCTGAGTTGGCATAGAAAAGAAGCTGATTAAGTGGATGAATCGTAACCGGATCTGCAAGGTCTACCACATAATTCAGCTCAAACTTCATTTGCCAAGCGCCTTCTTCAGGATGGCGTAGATCTGCTCTGCCTCGTCCTTAGGAATACTGAGGGTAATATCCACAAATTCCTCGATCATGTCATTGCTTTCCACGGGGCAGGTGAACTGACCATACACATAACCCACCACACCGTCAGCAAATTCCATCTTCAGCCACTCACCATCAGCAGCCAGAACCTTGCCCACCTCATCCTTTTCCGCATAGCGAACCCGACCATAGTTCTTACCGGGGCCCTTACGAATGTTGACCTTGTCCGTAGTGATGAAACGCTTTTCCATAGTAGATTCCTCCTTTTTGTCTTCCTGTTTGTTCTCGTAGTCCACGTCCTTAAAAGGCGCGAAATACTTCCATTTTGATACGGGAGACGTAGTGAATCCGTACTGCGTTCCCTTCGACTCGTAGATGGTCTTTCCGTCGGGTCCGACAATGCCGATATGGCTGAAATTGCCCTTTCCGTCCTTTTGCCAGCGCTCCGGAACATCGGTGTTCTTCCAATGGAACGCCGCATAGCCTGGTTTCGCCACATTGCTGATCTCACCGACGCTGTACCGTGCCATGTAGTTCGAAGAATGCTCGATCTTCAGACCGTACTTCTTCCAGATGTACACGACGACACCAGAACAGTCGACAACGTGATGCCCCACCCACTTCTGGCCGTACTTAACAGCCAGAGCGTCGGTTGTGGCGTCCTGGTTTGCCTGAGTCCAGATCTGACCCGACTTTCCATAGATGTAGCCCCATTTTTCTTTGAGCATCATCTCGAGATACGGGTAGATCTCCTTGACAGGAATCTTTCCCATGGGAAGCACCTCCTTTAAAAAGATAAGGATTGAAAAAGAGAAGGGCTGCTTATTCAGCAGCCTCATCCCGCATGAGAAGCGTTTGCAACACCCTGATCATATACTCTGTTTCCGCCACAGCCATTAAGTCGTCATGATAAGTTGCCAACTCGCTACTGATCTCAATTGTTTCTTCTTTTGTCAGCTCTCTCGGAATAAGCCAATCTTGGACGCTATGATCAATCCTCGACTGGCTTTCCGCCAGAGCATTCCTTTCAATTTCGATAGTCTCGAAAAGGGAACTAAGCACGACACTTGCCTGGTTTCTAGTCATAGGTACCATCATGTGTTTTCACACTCCTTTCATTAATAGGAGTGTAAATATGATGAAAAAGAGAAGGGCTGCTTATTCAGCAGTCCCATCTTTCCAAGTGAGTGTCGCAAATTTTGTCCTCAACGACAAGATAGTGTACTTCTTTACCTGTTCGAATAAATTTGATGCCACCTCAATACTGTCCTCGATCCACATTGAATCGTATTCGCTTCCGTCCATTTCCTTTCGGAGGCCATGAATGGTCTCTTCAAGTTCAAACTTAAGTTCGATTGAACGCTCCATGAGGGCAGCTGAAATGGTATCCAATTCTTCTGCGGTAAGTTCCGTCATCTTGCTGTGCTCCATTTAGAACACCTCCCTTTCATTAAAGGGCGTGTTAAATTGACGAAAAAGAGATGAGCCTTGTTAAGGCTCATCAACCTGTGTCCTTGCGATGTGATAGATCTTACGCAGAAGCTCTTTAATCGGAGCCGTCTTCTCGAAGAAGTCCTTCCAACCCTCATCCATCAGCTCGATTTTGGCGTCATCTCCGCCGAAATAGGGAGTATTCTCCACCAGCAACCGCTTAGCCCAAGCGATATGCCGAAGGTCGCTCCTCCCAATCTCGTCTTCCAATGCCCACAGGGCTTTCTCGATGAGATAGAGTTCTTCTCCAGTCAGTTCGATCTTAAACTTCTGTTCGTTCTGTTCCATTCAGAACACCTCCTCATTAATAGAGGTGCTAAATTGGTGATACTCTTGTAAACGTTCTTTCAAAGAGCGCTTACAAGAATATCCACAGAAAGGACCAGCAGGAAGCACCCGCATCGCAGCAGCCTGCTTGAGAGAGGCCGTTACGATGCGGGTTTGCTTCTTAATTATTTGATTCGACGTGCAATGTGGTTTCTCCTTTATTAATTTGTCAGAATGCTGTTGTACTCATTAGTGTTAACGGCACTACTTTTGCCACTAACATACCGACTTCCGCCATTAAGCTGCACTTTGATGTTATGGCTCGAGCCGTTTGTAGAATCATGAACGACCCTACTTACAGAAATAGAAGCTGTAGCTGTAGTAACGGCAGACGACATTCCGTCGCCCTTGAATCGAGCTTGAGCAGATCTTCCGTAATTACTGAAACTAACAGATCCTTTAAACCCGACAGTGACAGTTCCAGTATTTCCATCATCATAAGTAAATTTAATAGTAGCTGTATCAGATGTGGCCGCGGTTATTGAAGCGGATGCTACCGATCTCTGAGGTACATTAACTGTAGCACTGCTGAACCCAATCTTTCCATTAGAAGGAGTATACGGTTGCCCAGATGAGCTATTGGTCGTAAAACTACCAGCCTCCAAAAGGTCAGAAGTGTCTACATTTAGATTCTGCGAATAGCCAGTCGAATGCGGTATTAGATCTTGGTCGATGTGATCCAGCACTTCAACCGGAACAACTATATAGCTTCCATTCCCCTTAGAAATAGTTCCGACTTTAACTGCACTAACCCTAGCCACAATAGGCTGATTAGATGCAGTCGGATTGGAGGTTACCGTGAATGTGCCGTTACTCCAACCTCCATTATCGCTAAGCACCGGAGTAGCGGCTCGGTTAAAAGTTGTGTTAGGAATATCCACCCATGTTTCTGGATCATCGGCGGTTGCCTTTTGGAGTTTGTACTGATTGGTCCCAGCACTTACAACCTTTAACCCAACGATTATGTCCTCTCCAAATATGGAACAAGAAGCTCCTCCACCAGAATCCGTTGGTATGTTAAGCTCATTGGCAGCGGTAATTGCATTTGAGATTATACTTTCGGAAGCGTTAAGCTCTTCGCATGACATTGCTTCAGAATAAATAATTGTTCCCTCAGCATCGGCAAAGGTGACGTAACCACGAAGATTTATCTTATCCGCATCAATAGTAACGGAACTATCGGCATTTTGATTTACAGCCTTGATCAAGATGTCACCCGGAACAACTTCGATAGCACCTTCTGCTCCGGTTGTCCTGGTGTAGTACGTTCTGCCAGTAACAACACTCTGATCGTTCGTCTTACGGTAATTGCCGTTAGCGTCCTTGACATACCAACCATTGGTCTTCGGATTTGAACCCTGAGGAGGATTCTTTACCTCTTCATAGTACGCATCGTGAATGGATTCAATGAGAACCGATCCAGGAGTAACCTCAACTTTACTGGTCAGCAGTACAGAATTCTTACCAGCGTTAATGTTCTCATAGTACACCGTGTTGGGGTTCATTGAAGTGTCGTTAGTGAGCTTGTAATTACCTTCAGACTTCTGCTCTCTCCAACGAAGTTCCTTAGGAGTCTTCTTCTGGTAATATGTCTTACCATCCACGGGTTCCGTATCAGTTGTAACCGTGTATGTCGAGCCGTTCAGCTCATACCATCCCTTTTCAGACGGATTCACCCCATCGGTATCGGTTACTTTCTGATACACAGCCGTTGCTGGGTTCTCAATAGCACGATGACCTGCGTTGTAATACGTCTTACCAGATACAACTTCCTCGTCTTCCGTCTGATACCAGTCGACTTTACTGACTAAAATATACCATCCAAGTTCTTTCGGATTAGCTCCCTGATGCTCAGATTGGTCAATCCGTACGTACTCGGCGTTAATCGTAGAGATCAGCGAGCCGGAATTAGGAAGCATATCAAGCTTGGTAATAATCGAATTTCTTCTTGTAGAGGCATCAGTAACCTCATCCCAAGCCCAGTTTCCTTCAATGTCAACAATTGGATTACCATCCTCGTCAAGCTGCATACCAAGAGCCTTAGCAAACAGGTTCATGTACGAACCAGTAGTGGTGGCATCCGACTCCGACCCGGCTGTATAGAACACATGATTCTTAAGGACAGCAATCTCTTCCTCAGTCTGCTCAGGAGAAGACCCGCCACCAAACGAGCCACCGGTTCCTCCAGTTGACTCAGAAGACCCCTTGGAGCCGCTTTTCTTCTTTGTTTCGGCCTGTTCGGTGAACCTGGGAATTGCATCGGATCCTGTCGGCTTAGAGCTGATGACATAGTTATTCTTCTCAGGAGAGTCAAGATAGTAATCGATGGAGATGCACTTCATATGCCGATCAATGGCATGCGGCTTGGACTTGACATGGATGTCACAGCCGATCTTCATCTGCTCGATAGAAGTATCGAGATTTCTAAGATCAATTGCCGTAAGGGTAATCTGCTCAGGGAGATCGGTGCAAGTCTTGTGGATGTACTCAACTGCCCTCTTGTAAAGGGCCAGCTGCTTAGCCTCATCGTTGACGCCGTTTACATCGCTGAAATCGACGCTACGGACAATCACGCCATACTTCTCCTCAAGACGGGATCTCGTTTCCTCTGGACGGAGCGTGTAGTAGTTCTTATTGCGAACCGGCTTGGTGTCAGTTGTAAGAACGTACCCGTACTGCTGCACTTCATAGTATTCCAAAGATGCAGGAGTTGCTCCGTTGGGGAAGTATTTATCCACAAGTTCTTCCCATCTGTCAGAATAATCATGAGCCTTTTCGGCAATGTCATCCAAACTGGTCTGTCTACTCTGTGTGTCAGGGGCCTGCACAGCGTGAATAAGCAAATGCTCAGTATCACGGTTCTTAATGGTATCAAAGCCACCATCGAGAAGCGCTTCGGCATATGCATCAATCTCGGACTGAGTCTTAACTACTCCATTTTGATTTATCGGAGTGACCAGGATTGCTCGGCTGCTGTCACCATACGACATAGAGTACAAAGTTGCATACTCGCCGTCTTCAAACTCAGTATAGCCGGCAGCTCTCATCGTAGCAGCGCTAACACGAGGACGATTCGACAGATCCACGTTGCCATTCAGTGCAAGAGCGTCCATCATGACGCCAACGGCCGTGAAATCGCCCATGTAGACCTGACTGTAGTTAAGGATGTCGTCAACCTTAAGCATCAGAGGATTACCGAAGATCGGCATGTAATACTGCTTTTTGTTATCGTAGTCGAGATCTTCGTCTGTGTCTGTAGTAGCCACAAAATTTCCGTTGATCAGTTCGTAAAAGCCGGCAGCTTTCGGATTTGTTATCTCGGTTCCTTCTTCATGAGGATCCCTTGGATCATCATATACGATCATTTCGTCAGGAACCGGGAAGTACATCCTGGTTTCCCTCAGTGTAATGTTCTTATCAGAACCGGTGCTATTACTGTTGGTTGAAGACTTGCCGACCGGGTAAAGTCGAGTAAAGGTCTCCACACCACTCTCATCTTGCTGGAGCTCAATCAGGTTAGTTCCCCATTCGATAGGCTGCATGTTCTCGTTGCCGAACTTGTCTTTCCAGTCCAGCACATACCAGCCATCATCAGGATCACGATAAGCCTGAATGAATCCGCCGACAGAATCAACCAGCGTATCCAGAATCATGTCAAGGGTTTTAGAGTGGCCTTTAATCTCGAACTTAAACCGGTCAGCAGTACCCTCAGCGTTTACGGTTCCAAGCTTGAACAGCTTAGTATTGTCATCAATTCCGAAGACACTTTTGTTTGTGCTCTTAGGATCGTAATAGTCAAGAGCTTTCTTGAGCCTTTCAGTCGTGTCGGTGTTCCCCTCTGTAATACCGATAGCAGTCAGAGCGTTCTGGAAGTTGTCAAGGACACCCATCTTATCGGTCACGAACATCTTGTCATGACGGACAAGAAGCCTGTCAAGAAACTCATGAACAGTCATGTCGTAGAACTGAGTGATCCGACTATCGTATTCGTAGCTCTCCTGAATTGAATCAAGAAGGTAAGCGAGGCATCCTTCACAATAAACCTTGCGCTTCTTGTCCATTTCAGTCTGAGTGTATAACACCCTACCAGAGAAGATCAGCTCGCCGTTGAGGACCACGTCGATTTTGGTCTTCATTTTGATCAGCTGATCGTAGTAAGGATGAGGAGGGTAGATCTCGAACTGGAACGAGCCAGCTTTATTGAGTTCCGTCTTGACTTCGGGAGATCCGATCAAGACAGAAGGGTCAGCAATGCCACTTCGTGCAAGAACGTTGTTTCCGTCAACAAGAACGTACCAGCTCATAGACTCCCTCCCCTGAGTTCAATAGTCACAGTACCTGTTCCATTGAGAACGAGCGTGTTAGAACCGGGTGCAAATACCAGGCCCGAATAGCGATACGACCCAGCAACGATTTTGTCAGTCATTACGCCGTCGGCGTTGGTCAGGATAGCGTCAATGTGCCCGTCAAGAGGAACATCGGTCGCCGTAATCTTGGCAATCTGCCTCATTGGACAGTAGCCGAATGAGATTCCATCCAACGTCTTTGTTCCGTCTACTTCAATCTGCTCGTAACCAGGAATTGGGTTAACCGTAAGCTTGAAAGGATCAAGATTGCATGCAAAACTAATGGACGAATAATCTTTACTTGACTCTGCGGAACTTACAACGACGCGTCCTTCGTAATACCAGTCAGGATCATCAGTAAGGATGACTTTGGTGCGTCGCCCATGAAGTGTATTAGCGATCATTGGGTAGACACTGTCCAAATATCCGTAAGCAGGGTCGATAATAAAGGCGAACTCGCCTGACCGGTTCTTATAGGTCGGGAACCCGTTAAGAACATCGGTCAGGTCGAGCTGCCCATTAGCACCTGGAATATCCACAAAATTCTCCACCAATTCAGGAGGAGGAATAACTGGCTTGCTCAGCGGTACAAGGTGCCAATCAAACCATGTGTGTTTATCCCCAAACATGATGGAGTGAACACCGTTGTAATAGAGCACATCCAATTAGTTCCACCTCCCATTGAGTGTAGCGTAGTTTCCGAGTTCTTTATCCACACCAGAAGCGACCTGGCCAGCAAGCACACCACTATCCATGACAACCCGCATGTTCGTGATGGCGGTTTCGAGCCTGTCAATCCGGTTAAGGATGTCACCAATGGTGTAACCGTCCGTCATGGACAGGTTCAGGCCACCAGAGGATACGGTAGTGGTTTGTTTTCCGAGGTTGGATGATTCGGAGCCAGCTCTGGACGATCTTCCGCCAATACTATTCGTGGAATTGGCATCAACGTTCAGGTCGTCAACCTTCACGGTTCCTTCCTTGGCCTCTAGCGCTCCGTGCTGGAATCCGAATACGTTGTTGAACATATCGGACAAGGAGGTTCCTTCGAGGAACTTTCCAGGATCAATACCAAACATGGAGGCTATGGTGTTCTCGTCGAAACCTAGACCGGTAAGCTGAGAAATAACAGAGGCATAGTCTTTTTTCTTGAACGCTTCCATAACAGCTTCCGCTTTGCCCTTGTCGATATGGAAAGTGTTCATAAGAACGTCGCCTATTGTGTTTTCACCTTGGAAGAATCCGACTATGTTGTTATAGCCATCCGTAAACGTCTGTTTCAGAGCGTCCCAATTGTTTCTTGCTTGCTCCAGAACTTCTCCCCAACTTGTACCGAGGCCAATGTTGAAACCAAATCCAAAGTTTTCGCCATCGCTCTTGGTTTCATCGCTCGGAGAATGGATCCCAAGCACACCTCTCTCCGTATCTATGAGTTTTTGGGCCATCTCAGCAACAGACCTGACAGGAATGTCAGAATACCCTACGATGCCTTCATCAAGACCAAGGTCCATATACATGCCCATCTCCGAGAACACTCTCGACGGAGACTTAATCTGAGCAACGCGGTTACCTTGACTAATGATACGGCGAACAACACTGCTCATAGCCTGTTCAGGCTTATGAGCGTAATCGTTGATGCCAGCTGCAAGCCCCTCGTCAATGTATTTACCAGAGAGATAAACTCCACCGGATGGTTTCTCAGTAGCCTTCTTTACAGTGTTTTCGATGATACCAATTGTGTTCTCAATGGCACCTTCAACACTATAAGTATCGTCACTTGTATCCATTCCGGTTCCAATGGCTTCATCCAAAAGCTTACCGACCTCAACCATCTTGTTAACGGCCGTTTCCAAATCCGAATCCTTGATAGTGTTGATCTCGGTTACGAATTGTTTAATATCGCTTGCCATATTAGTATTCTCGACAAGCTGGTTAGTCAGATCCCATATGGCCCAACTATCCTTCGGAATACTAGCGGTTGCCAACTTGGTTAAGAAATCAGTTACCGTATCAAGCTTTGTCTTGTCATAGGTAACTCCGTTTTCGAACGCCTTCGTCACGAAATTGTTCAAACCGGAACCAAGACCCGACAAGTTCGACGCAAAATCACCAAGTGTTGTTTTACTATCTCCAAACCAAGAAGCGAACACACCGGTTTTCTCAGGCAAAGCATTGGCGAGGTCTTTCAAACCGTTAGCAGCATTGATAGCTACATCCATATTGGTTTGGCCGGTTTCTTCGTTGACGACTTTCAAAGCTCCACCGATTTTTTCAGCAAAGGTTGCAATTCCGACACCGAGATCTTCAATGCCAGAACCAAAGTCGTTCAACCCGTCCTGAGATTTTGTAATCTTTATTCCGCCAAATATAGTGTTAAAGTCGAGCTCGAAATTCTCAGGAAGAGCGTTCTTAATATCCACAAAAGACTTAAGATTCTTTATACCGGTTTGAACCTGCGATTGCTTAACCTTTCCCATCGAAGTGGAGAACGTTTCCAACGATGTGCCAAGGTTTGTAATACCTACCGCAAAGCTATTAAGCACGGTACCAGGAGAATCGTCAGAATATAATCCAACTTTTTCGAGGTCTTTTTGTTCGGGCATCTGCTGGGCAATCTTGGAGAACATATCAGCAAGACCCATAGTGTCGAACTTGCTGGTGTCGATCGGATTGCCTTCAGAATCCTTAGGCTCCATATCAATGCCATTGAGAGATTCGTAATACAGCCTGATGGCACCACCGATATTCATGATCGTATTGGACATATTACCGACATCAGTAATTCCAGCCATACTAGTTGCGGCTGCCGCGATATCATCAACGACCTTCAGCTTCTCCTGAATTGCTTCACGATTAACACCTTCAAGTTTTGTGTTAAACGAGGAAAGCTTGTTTCCAAACGAGAACAGCTCGGTATTAAACTTATGGACCTGATCGTAGTTAACCGCCACAATATCAGGGAATTTCTCAAGAATCTTTCCAACAGCTGACATTACTTCGCCAAATCGATCAGGACTAATATCAGCAGTAGCATTAGAGAAATCTTTCAAAGCTTCACCTAACGTGAACAATGCCGAACTGAAATCCTTCATTGTTTGAGTCAGGACAGCCCCTGCAATGGCAGTTAGTGCGATAACAGCAAGGAAAATAATGGCTATTATGCCAATGGCCTTAATCACCGTGACAAAGTCAACAGCTTTCATGATTATAGAAATCAATGCAACAGCCGCAGAAAGAACTGCCAGGCCAACCATAATCAGAGCCATTCCGCCAAGGAAAGCAATGATCTTTTCCCATTCCGCATTCTCAGGAATGAGATTAAGAACCAAAGCCATAATAGCACTAAGGCCAGCGACTGCCAGCATGATCACAGCGATCTTTCCAACAGTAGACCAGCTGACATTATTATTGTTGGCTGCCGCAACAACCGCTGCAACACCAAGAATCATAAGAGCCATTCCAGCCATAAACGCTGCGACGACGGCCCAAGAAATACCTGTCGGAATCAAAGATAGTGCAAAGGCAACAGCAATAGCCATTACACCAAACGCAAGGAACACACCGGCAAGCTTAAGAACTGAAGAATTATAAAGCTTAGACTTATTAACGGTGTTAACCAGCACACTCAAGGCCAAGACAATAAGTGCAAGACCAGCCATAAATGCTGCAACAACACTCCAAGGTGTGTCTTTAGGAATCAAGCTAATAGCAAATCCAGCGGCCACAGCTATCAAAGCAACTCCGGCTAATACCAAAGACAATCCAGCCAGTGAGCCGAATTCAACTTTCTTTGCGGCTGAGGCAAGAATACCAATTCCGATCACAAGCACTGTAAGTGATGCCATGAAAGTGATGATATGGCTTTGCGATAGGTCCTTAGTCTGGACCATCATCACACCTATCGCAGCAACCAGCACAGATAAGCTTAGCATCATAGTAAGCATGCCTAGGACACTAACCTTACTGGACTTCCCGACATCCTCTGTGTTTCTAAGCTGTCTAGCCAGAAACCCAACAGCAATTAGCATCAACGAAATACCGCCAAACACTACTGCTATTCTCTTGGTATCAATATTTGCGGTTGCCTCAATAAGAAATCCAACAGCGGCCAAGAACGCTATAACACCGAACAAGGTGGCAGCAGCTTCACTGTCTTTTGTGTTGCGCCCAATCACTGACACAGCAATAGTCACCAATGCCAAAAATCCAATCAACTCTAAAACGGCAATGCCAACTGACTCAAGCCCGAACAACGCGTTCATAAGCATGAGCCCTCTGACAACACCAACCAAGGCAATAATAGACAAAACCAACGGAATAAAGCCTTTAAGCTTGTCTTCTTTTTTCACTTTCGGAAGAAAGTTGACAGCCACTACCAAAGCAATTAACAACCCAACAACAGAAGCAAAAGCAATTATTAAGTTGTTAATTTCTCCCTGATTAGCATGTTTAATTATTGCATACATAATTAAAACAGTTGCCACGAGAACTGCAACAGAAAGCGCTAGCTGGAGCACGCTCTTAATAAGCATCAAAAGGGATGTGGCGAGACTATCAAAGACACTATGCCCCTTATTTATATGACGACCTATAGCAGCAACTGAATCTGTTATTGCCACAATAATTCCAATACTCACAACAATGGCACCAAGCTTAAGCATGCTATCCTGTATTGTAGAGGGCTGAACTGACCGTAAAACATGAATCAAGATTACTAGCTCGGCCGAAAGAATCGAAATTCCTAATATGATTCTAGCTAAAGCCTCAATCGGACTAGATCTAGAAGAAGTGTTTTTATTCTTCCGGTTCAATATGACACCGGCCGCAATTGTCAACAGCAGCAAGCCACCAATTACACCAATTGCAACCCAAAATTTGGTTCTGTATTCCTTCGCCTCAGCTGAAAGTTTGTCCTCGGCTGTAAAGAAGTCAGGCAGTATATCAACCAACAATTTAATTGATTGAGTAAACATATAAATTGCGGTTCCCATACCGATCAACGTGAGTCCTATCATGTTAACCGTTTGAGTAACCGCACCAGCGCCTTGTCCAAGGACATCACCAATACGAATCATGTCTGACTTTAATTCTATATGCGACAAGCGTTTGGCAGCAACGCCCCATTTGCGAATAGCTAAGAAGACAGACGTAACAGCACCGGCCAAGGCTATAAGCACTGCACCAAATGTAATAATAGCTATCAGCATCTGGTTCTCTCTTACAAAACTGAGAACCCGATTAATGATTCCGCTAAGTCCCTCAAGCCCACCAAGAAGATGATTAAAGCTATCTACAAGAAGATTAATCGCCAAACTGATGGCAAACATTGTAATGGCAACGGCGATAAGCTTTCCTGCTTTAATCTCGGACATAGACTTAACAATCTTATAGACCAAGAACAAAGCAATGAGCACTGGCGCCATAGCCATTAGCCGATTAACAAGTCCCTTCCAGTTAATGCTCGTAGATTCCTCTTCACTAAATTGCACGGAGAAGAATTGCTTCAAAGCCGTCCATTTCTCTGACAACCAAGACTTTATTGTCTCGAAATATGGACCGAATTTTTCCTTGAGCCAATTCCAAGCATTTACAATTACATCCCAAGCATTGAAGAGCCACTGTTTAATTGCTTCAAACGGACCAGCACTCTTGCCGCCTTCTCCTGAACCAGCACCAGCCGCTTCATCTAAAGCTTCTGCTGATTCAGATCCGCCACCAGAAAACAGCGCCTTAATCTTAGCCCACAAATCGACAAAGAACTTGATTACTGCGTTCTTTCCAGTTTCAAAAGCCTTCGGAAGATCGTTGGCAAACCATGCAGAAATTGAAGCCCATGTCGTAGTAAGCCAATTGGCAACTGCCGTTTTAACCTCGGCATAGATCTTGGGAAGCTCGGTGGTGAACCAATTCTTAATCTTAGCCCATGTGTCAGTAAACCAGTCTATAACGGTCTTCTTAAGTTCCTCAAAGACAACGACAAAACGAGTCTTGAAATCTTCCCATCGCTTCGCCAAATTGGCAGCGAACTCCTCTGGGTCTTTCATGTTGGTGATGTCCGACACAATGCCAGTAATGAAACCCCAAAGATCTTTAAGAAGGCCAGATACGACGGGAATGTTCATCAAAGCATTATACAAAGTAGTGATCAAGAAGATCATCTTAATGATGCCAAGGTGTTTCCCGTTTAAAATCTTCTTGCCAATTAGCATATAAGTGATGATCGGAAGCAAAATTCCAGCGAAAGGCTTCAGAATTGTAAGAAGGTTGTTGAAGAATTTCTGAACTCCCTCGTTCTTCTTAATCTGGTCAAAGAAATCTTTAATTCCTCTTCCCCATTCCCCGATCTTAAGAAGAACCTCATCAACAGTTCCAATCTTCTCTCCGTATATTCCGAAAAGAAAATTGAACACTCCGGTAGCAACATCACCAAGGAACTGAATGACGCTTGCAACACCTTCGATTGCCTGTCGAAGTAATACAAATCTTGGGGCGATTTCCTTTCCTGGGTCGGCATCTCCTCCTAGCCAGAAATAGAAATCTTGAACAGCTTGATGGACAGTGTTCGTAAGATTAACCAAGTCGTCAACCTTGATCTCTCCGAACACGTTAGTTAGGCCCTGAGAAACGATATCGGCAATGCGTTCAAGAGTTTCCCATAGATACACAACAGTATCTACAAGAGTCTCCCGACCACCCTGTTCGTTCCAACCTTGAAGCAAGTTATTTCGGAAATCAGAAATCGCTGCCGAAGCAGTAATGAGCTTATCAACCAACCATGTAAAGAACGTTGCCGCTTGGTCAACATTGCCGAAAAGGAGCTTAAACGAAGTAGACCAGCCTGTAGAAACGGCGTCCTTAAGACCATCAATAACATCAGTGAAAGTTTTAGCCTCCATGGCCGCTTTATAAGAACTTTTGGCTAAGTCATTAGCTTTGATAATAACGTTTCCGTCCTCATCAAGTATATCTTCGTACGCACCATAAACTTTTAACGTTTCAGCCAGCACATCTGATGTAAGCCATTTGAGGCCCATCATACTGTCCATGTTGCCTAAAGTTACAGTTTTTCCTTTTCCTTTTCCTTTGAGAATTTTGCCGTTTTTATCCAAGACCCCCATTGCTTTAGCCGTTTTAAGTAGCTCTTGCCTAAACTGCGGGGTCACAAATTTCTTGCTATTAAGACTTTGCCATTCATCGGCCATTACATAGCCTTGATTCATTGCCTTATTAAACGTTCTCAAAGGTTCTGATGCGTCCCTTGTAGAAATACCGGCATGAGCGCAAGCGTTTGCAAAGCCTTCCATAACTATTTCAGCGTCTTCAACACTTTTAAGTCGCCCAGACATAACAAGCTGTGACATGGAATTAGACAACTCTGTAAAACCATAACTTGTCATGTCAGTGTAAGCGAATAACTTTTGGAAGTGCACCTCTAACTCTTCAGCTGACTTACCAGTGGCGTTCATCAAAGTACGAGTGGCATTCATAAGACCCTCGTACTTATCCATGCCGGATTTCATTTCCTTGAATCCGATAATGTCGGTTGCGATGTTCTTAACCGCACCAATAAGATTCATCTGAATCTTATGAACCGTCTCACCGAGCCAAGAAAACCTCTTCTGAAGAGCTTCAATACCATCGCTAATGACTTTAAGGTTTCTATTGACCTCTTCGTGCCCGATGTCCGTAAGGCTCTTGTTAAGCTCTTTAAGAGAATTCATAGTCTGACGAACGCCGGCTTCAAACTGCTTGTTATCGAATTGCATCTCGACAACACGAGTATCGACCGTATTACTCACGACGAAGTCACCACCTTCCAAGCCGCATCGGCAATGTGCTGAAACACCGGCTGAAGCGCCGGATTAATGTAATCAACGCCAGAAACCCAACCGCCTCCATGGACGCCATGCCCATACTGAAGAAGAACAGCTACATTATAACCGTTCTCAATGTTGTCATTGTGATAGACGATCCGATAGAAATCCTTACCATACTCCAGCTCATACCGCCAGGAATTAGCGGTTTCACCGGTGTCGACAGGTGTCGCATATCTGAGAGCTTCAACGCCTTCCTGAGCAACGCCGTCAAGTACCTTGAAATACTTCTGCTTCCTCATCTCATAGAGGAACTTCTCTAGATGGTTGAAGTTGCCCTTATGCTTCACCTTGATCATCTAATCACCCCAATGAGCCCATACGTCCTCTCCTGGCCGCGTTCAGAGCTTTATTCTGGCTGAGCATGTCTTTCCTGCTCATCTTCTTGTCACCGTTCTGCTTAATCTGGCAGACCTTAATCAACGTAAACAACCGGTTAATATGCCACTTCTCGCACTCAAACGGAATCCCAAGCTCGATCATCTCCCAATATAGAACCTCTGAAGAGATGACCTGATGGCCTCCACGGCCATGCTTGTTCCTTTCGTTAAACGTAGTACCAGTCATCGGATCCTGAATATACTTCATGATCTGCTCCTCATTCTCTTTGCTGAGGTTGTACCACGTCAAAGGGTTCACGTTCTGAGAAACAGCCATACACCGGAAATAGTCAACCGTCTCGGCACGAGTCTTATCCTTGCCATCAAAGAAAGGCTTGTGCCATTTTGATTCCCATTTTGAAATGGAGATGAGCGAATGCTCCAACTGAAGCGTCTGCTCTGGGAGTTGTGTAAAAGAGCCGGTTGACTCGGTGTAGAACTCGCCGGCTGGCACTTTAATTGTCAGCATCCGCTCATCTCCTTACGATTACTGAGCCTTAATGGCCTCGCCCTGGGGCAGCTTGTTCTGCTCCTTCATAGCCTGCTCAGAGCGAGCAGCCAGATCGGACGGAATGATCTTGCGAACAAACTCAGCAGCCAGCTTCTCATCCTGGATCAGCGTCAAATAGAACTTGGAATAGGCCTCAGAAGCCTTGAAGCTGTCACGAATCTCGTCCGTCTTGATGAAGTGCTTACCGTCCGGAGTCTTCTCACCATAGGACCGAAGAATCAGATCCTTCATCATCTGGGCAATGCTGTAGCCATCCTTAGACTCCATAGCCCGCTCATAGCGCCGCTGGATGCCGTCGTTGGCCAGCTCCATTTCCATCAGCTCAGCCTCGGTCATGTGGAAGTACAGGGTCTCAGTAACCTCAACGTCGTCAAAGTCCTTGTAGGTGATCTCATACTTAAACATTCTGGAATTACTCCTTTCATTAATCAGACACGCCCAGTGAAAAACAGCGTCCACCGATTCCAAAGTCGAAAGGAGCAAACTCTCTTCGGATTCGGCAAACGCTGCTTTTCACTGGGCGTGGCAAGTCAAATGGAATAGGGGACGCCAGCGATATGCCAGCGTCCCCTTAGGTAAGTTAATTAGCCCTGAGGGATAACGTAACCGAGAGTCGTCAGAACGGTAATAGGATCGGGCAGCTGAGGATCAGTGCCATCGTTGCCACCGGAAGTGGTAGGATCAGTACCATACAGCTTGTTCTCAAGAGCCGTAAGTTTTGCCTTCTGTTCAGTCGTAGTAAACTTAGTACTATCGATAACAATTGTAGAAATCGGCTTATAGCCGTCGACGGCCACAGGAGTCGTGCTGATCTCCCAGCTAAAGGTGATAGCGTCGGGAGAATCGTTGATCGTCTCATAGGAACGATCAGAAGGAGAAGCGGTAGCGTTGTAGATCAGGTGGATCTTGTAACCGTCATCCGCCTCAGTAGCGGTATCATTACCGGTCTGGGTGCGGAAGCAGAAGCCAAAGGGCTGCCGCTTCTGCTGACCAAGACGGACACCAGCAACAGGCTCGGCGGTGCCATCGCACACGGCGAACTCATCCGGATAGGTGTACGCCTCGATGGTGGCACCGAAGGTCTCGGCCGCACGCAGGGTAGCGTACTTAATGTTGTCAGCCCACAGGTCATTGGCGTCAGCGCCATCGGGGCTCTCAGTCACACCGGTAAGGCCGTTCCACACGACGCCAGTGCCATATGTGCCATCGGCATTCTGAGGATACAGAACACCATGATCCACACCAAGCTCATAAAACCGTTCGCCGGTCTTGTCCCACTGAAGTTTACTCATTTTGATTTTCCTCCTTGTCGTTAATCATGTTCGTAGTCACCAGTATTAGTCTCGACGTCTATCGGGCCGTCTTCTTCAGTTGGCTCCTCAGATTCTCCTTGTAACAGCTCCAAGATTTCAAGAGGGTAAGGAATCCGCGGATCCATAGCATCGGTTCCGAAAAGGATGTCTTCAAAAGCCGTAAGCATACTACGATTACGGATTCTACTAGAGTCAATTGTCACACTGGAGACAGGTTTGAAATTGTAACCTTGCTCTTCATCAACGCACACCACAGGATTTGAATCACATTCCCAAGAGAAAGTGATGGCATCCGGAGAATCGTTGATTGTTTCGTAAGCTCTGTCTGTCGGAGATGCGGTCAAACCATAAACCAAATGAAGCAAGTATTCACCATCCGGAGAACTGACAGAATCCGTTCCAACCTCTGTGCGATATGCAAGACAGAAGTCATTACGCTTCTGCTGACCGATCTTGGCGCCGGCAACAGGCTCTCGGCTTCCATCACACATTGCAAACGCATCAGGATATGTGTACGCTTCAATAGTAATACCATAGTTCTCTACAGATCGCGGAGAAGAGTATTTCATGTTGTCAGCCCACATGTCGTTCTTCTCGGCACCGTCCGGATTCTCCGAAATATTCGTCACGCCATTCCATGGACTAGCGTATACGTAAGGATTGGAGTCTGGGTCATTGACAGGGATATAAAACGGGCATGTTGCCTCATCGCCTGTAAAACCGATTTCAACCAGCCCCTCAGTCGTAGGCCAATTATTAGTGAGCTGCGACTGTGTCCAACTGCTGTCTGGATAGATGTAAACACCGCCAAGTTGTGTCATCCCATCATCTTCGTTGAATGGCTCGACAATAACTTTATTCCGCCTCGAAGAATCGAAGATCCAATGATGAATCTCTTGATGGTTGATAACTGCATAGATGTTAGACGATAGATTCTCAACATAAGTTTTGAAATTGGTTTCGAAAGGAACATGATCCGTATATTCAATCAACTCGCCAAATTCAATTGCATTGCCGTTGGAACAAGGTTCCCGCCACGTTATTGTTAAAGTTCCTCTCTTCACTTTGAAAGATCTTACAGACAATGCTCTATAAATCGTTGCATCATATACGGAATCCTCCGAATGATTAATTTTGTTCAGCTTTGTAACCCTATAAGTGTTATTGCCAAACCACAAAGGTGAATAAATCTTAATCCCATAAGGATGCTCTTCGCCAGTTTCTCCAGCCCACGAATATGCGCCAGCAGCCAGATTCTGGAGATCCCCGCCAAAGTCCGCGTTCCTATCGGCCCAAGGTACTTTGGTATACAGGACCACATGGCTGACACCATTCTCGTACTTCCGCTTTCCGGTTTCATCCCATTTCAATCGGCTCATCGGCCGTCACCTCCTTTCTTCAGTAATATAGACTGAACACATCGTGGTTCAGGTTGTCATTTACGAAATGACGGTCGTAATGGCACATGGGCAGATCAATCATGTCCTTAATCAATTCTGAATCCGGATCAATCGTGATCAACGTCACCGTGTATTCGTCTTTGTAAGCCCATGTCTTGTTATCTGCCCAGAATGTGCGCCCTGGGGTTTTCTCATAGACGATGCAGGGGAATCGCAGCTTAAGATTCTCAGGAGGCTGGTAATATACATTTGAGCTTCCGAGAACATCCTCAAGGAGTCGCTGCAATTGCACTCTCGTCCCCATGCCAAACACCCCCTAACGTAAGTTGAAGGCGGGGCCGCTTTACTTCGACGTTGTCGACTTTCCAGCGGGCACCCATCCATTCAACATATCGGATGCCAAAGAAATGCTCGTATGCGTAGGCGTCGGCCACAATCGAGATGTTGTTTCCGACTGTAATATCGTCATTCAGCCCTTCGCCTTTTGACAGCCTGCGGCTATTCCTCTGCACATCCCCGTAGTATGTTCTTTCGGTTATTACTTCGGTAAAGACGCCGGGTGCGGTCTGGGTTGTTTCGGCGTACCCTACTTTTCCGCAAAACTTTGGCATTTAGTCACCCCATTTTTTATTCGCCACCAGCCGGAGGAGTAATTGGCGAATTACTTGCATTATGCGGCAGAGGTGCATGACCAGTTACAATCGTCATAATCAGGGGATAAACAGCATCTTCAATCGTCTCGATACCGCTGACGTTGGCTGAGCTATCAAGAACCTTAATAATATTAATCATCTGGTCCACGATGGTAAGACCGTCACGATACAAAGGGACACCTGGAGTTTCTGTGTCACGGTACTGGATAGCAAGCTGTCTGAGCTTTTCAGCAATACTCATCTGATTCACCTCCTAGAAAATGTGGAAAGCACTTATCAGGAGCCAGCCTCGACGCTCTCCAGAACGATGGCGGAATAAGGCTTGACCAGAGCACCAGAGCACCGGGTCTCGATCAGATACTTCTGCTGGTTGACATCGATGTCAAAGTCATCGAACATCTGAACAGCGCCACCCTTATCGGCACCGACATTGTAGTCTGACAGGTTGACGATGATGCCCATCAGATTGTGGGTGTCGTTGCCAACAGTACGAGTCAGGTTCTCCATCACGGGAACGGTAACGATCTTGCTCACGCGCAGGGCGGTAGCCAGCTGAGCCTCGGAGGAATACAGCAGATGGCCGATACCATCCTCAATCAGCAGCATGTCAGTCAGCATGTCCTCGGTGCAGAACAGGGTCGGGGTACCGGAACCACGATAGTCCTTACGAGCCTTGATGGCAGCACGGATAAAGTTCTTGCCGGTCTTGGAGGTATCCTCGTCGACCTCGACAGTCTTCTTGATGGTGAACAGATCGGAGTCGGTCCAGATCGGACGGATGTGATCCGCGGAAATATGATCGTCGTCAGAGGTAAGACGGCCATCGCCAACCAGAATAGCTCGAGCGATTTCCTCGTCCAGCATGGTCCGCATCTCGCCCTTCAGCCAAGCAACCACGTCAAAGTCAGTGATGTCGATAATATCATCACGGTCCATCTTCTGCTTCTTGTAGATAGTCTGGGGATCGGTGGAACGCTTGAGCAGGGAGAACACTTCTTCCTTCTTATCATTGCCCTTGATGTAGCCCTTCGCGCGAGCCTCGTCCATGGTGATGTTAGCAAACATGGACTTAATCCGGCTGAAAGGAGTACGATGCACGCCGCTCATAACCGTGGAAACCCACTCGTTAGGCCGGCGGATGAACTCGGGGGTGTTGTTCAGGTTGCGATACTCGGGGAACAGCCAGTCCACAGGAGCCACGCCATAAGTATTGTTGTCACCAAGAGTGTAACTGTAAACGCCAGCTGAATCAGGACCAACAACAGCGCCATTGGCATGGGCCAGAACGCCGTCTTCCAGGCTGTTCTCAACAGCTTCCTTCAGAGAACCGCACCGCTTGGCATCGGCCATAATGGACTGGAAGTCCGCATGGGACAGGGTATTGTTGGGGGTATCATTCTCAAAAACATTGTGCTTCACTTCAGGTTCCTCCTCTTTGTCTCCGTCGCCGCCTTCAACACCGGCATCTTCCAGAGCTTTACCAATCATAAAATATACAACGTCTTTCTGTTCGTCAGTCAGTTCGTCGAACACGTCCTTGACGGTCTTCTCACTAGTTTCGGCCACTTTCTTTTCCTCCTTTTTCGGTTCAGCCGGGGGTTCTTCTTCCTTTTCTTCTGTACCGGCATGAAGCAGACATTCGTCCTTGGCCATCTGGATCACGGCTTCCTCGACATCGCCGTCTTCGCTGTGAGCCATATCCACAAATTCAATCTTTGCTTCGGGATTGGCCCCAGCCAGCACAAGGCTCACCTCACGGATCGTGCCATGAAGCACGTCGCCGCCGTTCTGCTTCAGCTGGTTAGCGTAAATAGACAGACCGGTAATATCCCCGTGCTTCAGAAGGCTCTTCGCAGTGTTAGCCTCGGGAGTGTCGTTAAAGTAGCCGTAGGTGTAAACGCCGTCTTCCCGATTCTCGAGCAGAGCATGCCCAAGAACGTTAAACGGCTCGTTATGCTGGTGCATCCACACCAGCGGGACGGTCTGGCCGTCATTCTCCTTGAATGCGTCTTTACGGATAGTTCGACCGTCGGCGCAGAGGAGATTGTTTTTCGTGGCCCAGCCACAAAAATCGTACTGTTTACTCACGTCTTTTCCTCCTCCGTTTTATTGGGCTGCCCTCGAATTTTATGGCGTTCACGGGTCGCTTTTGTCTTAACCCTGATTCCGCTCATGGCCATCTCCGGCTGCTCTTCCGGAAAATCATTGTATTCTTCAGGAGACACAGGCTGCTCTGCGAGAGGATCACCCGTGTCATCTGAATTCTTATTAATATTGCGGTTACGCAGTTCGTCGGCCTGTTCATCCTCCACAGGCTTGAACCCAACGATACCACGAATCTCATTCGGAGACAGGATCTCGTTGCGAGTGAACTTGTCTGCAATATCCGCAATCTTGTCAACCGGCACCAGCTTGAACGGCTCGTTGAAATACTTAATGACCTGGCCCTGAGTCCTGGCTGTCTTTGTCAGGAACTTCCTTGTCATCTCATCACAGAAAGCCGCAAGGATCGGCTCAATTGTGCGGTTGTTGTAGTTCAGCATAGCCTGCTCGTTGGCAATACCCTTGAACACGTCCTCGGTAAGTCCAAGCTGGTTGTAAAGCTGGTTCGTAAGGAACTCGATCTGGCTAAGAAGATTATTCTCAAGAGAACGATTAAGCTGAGTGATCTTCTCTGTGCCATCAGTATAGGCAATACCGTACTTACTTCCGGCAAGCTGCTGCTCGATGTCCTTACGGCGCTTCTCTGCCTGTGCCCTGCGCTGCTCTGTCTTAACAACATAAGGAAGTTGAATAATCAGATCCAGCTTACCGGCACTAGCCTGCTCATCGATGGCGTCCATAAGATTCAACTTCCTAATAAGCCGCTGCATGGTTGAGTTGGGCTCGTTCATCACAGAATATAGCGGATTCTCGATGATAGCACATATCTTCTTCGGAAGGACGATTTCCTCCCTGCGGCCGGTTTTCTGGTTGTAGAGCTCAACCCGAATGTTCTCAGGATACCAAGCAACAATCTTGGCAACTCTCATAGACTGAATATCGTAAGAACCAGTTACAGTCGGGTCCAGCGTTGTATCAACTGGGACGAGAGCTACAACGCCTTCATCGAACATGCTGAATACCGCATCCTGAATAAAGGCCCGTCCTGTCTGATCAAGGTTAGCATCAAGCGTTAGACAAGTGTTAAGACCGGATCGGATTTCTTCGACGTACCGATCGTTAACGTCGACCCTAACGTGCTTAATCATTACGGCTGCAACATCCATAGCAATTCTGTTGTAAATAGCGGTAGCAATGGACCTGTCACTGGATCGCCTCAGAAGCCGCTTATCAGGCCTATAGCTAAACATAGGGCCATAGTCCTCGTATTTGGGGGCATCCCGCCCGAAGAACGCATTCCAGGCATGTTGTAGCCTGGTTGTAAATTTAGGCATTTGGCGGTTCACCTCCATAATTTAATAGCCGTTGTAGTCATCGCGGTCATTGTAGTTATTTGGGCTCTTTCTCCTCCTGATACTGTCTGCGTTATACATTCTGTACGTGTCGCTATTATTATTTACAAAGCTCTTCCCATAGTCATAGGTTGGTTTAATGTATCCGAACGAGTTCGAAAACTCTCCTGTGTCATTCGGACCGAAGAGACCACGAGAATTATCCCTAACGGCGTTACCATCCGTAAAGTCGCGCCTTCCTCCGCTTACTGATCCAAACGTGTTGTACGGCTTGTTCTTGTCTTGATCGTCTCCACCGTTGTTTCCGCCGTTGTTTCCTCCGTTGTTTCCGCCGTTGTTTCCGCCGTTGTTTCCTTTGCCTTTTTTATTACTATTGCCTCCGCTATTGCTATTATTGTCATTATTCTTATTACTATCCCCGCTCTTCAGAGACGCTTTAAACGATTCAAGAAGCATTGTCTTACCAACATCAAGAAGCGCATCAGTGAATTTCTTTCCGAATTCGTGCGTCTTTTTCTTCGACTTAAGCTCTTTTTGCTTCTTTGCGGTTTCAATATAAGAGTTTTCAAGCTTAAGTCGATTTGTCCTAGCGATGAGCTCTTCATCAGAAACATCGCTTATCTTCCTTCTGTCTTTAGTGGCGGCTTTATCAGTTTTGCTGACTTTCCTCTTTCTAGAAAAGAGTTTCTCAACAATCGATCGGCCGCGCTTCTTTTTAGGAAGAGGACGATTGTAGTGGACTCGTCCTTCCGGAGTCAAAGATCCGTCCGGATTTTGGTAACGACGTACACCGTTTTTAGAACCAGCGGTTCTGTAATGCAGTAAATCTTCTCCGTAAAAGAAATTTCCGACATAGTATCTCACATCTTATCACCCCTTCGGAGACTGAACATTCAGCCGCCATTCTAATTCTTTTGTCATGTTGTCCAATGCGGTAGCAGCGGAAGAGCTCTCCGGAGGATCGAATACCTGCCGTACTTTCATGTACACGTACTGCTTAACTGCCTGTAGCTGAATCAGATTATCTGGGAGAAAGTCGTCCCAAGTCTGGGTTTCGTCAGTAACTGTAAAGCCTTCATCAGGTCCAACACCCAACTGCATACAGACCATCAGCGCTGAATTGATCCCGACAATGATGTCTGCGTCAAAGACCTTATACTCTGGGTCAATACCAAGAAGTTTCTTGGTTGTGTTGAGAATACTATCCACAAAATCTCCTCCTAACGCCAAGGGCAAGTATCGTTCGGCTTTCTTTCCTCCGGCAATTTCGGAAGAAGATTCTCATCACCGTAATGGATTGCATTGTGAGTATCAAGAGAAACACAAATGAGAAACTCTGGGTCAAACACCCACTCTCTGCCTTCTTGAATATCTTCAAGCGTTATAGCATTCATGTGGTGGACAATGACCTTGCCATCTATCAGCATTCCTGGAATTCCGAGATCACACCCGTCATCTCGCAGTATGACCTCGTCCCTTATAGATCTCCATCGACCTGTTTTGTAAAGAGTTTGATTCAAATACCTGTCAAACCCGAATGTAGATTCCCCGACAATCCCGCCAATACGCAAATACCTGAACCTATCAATAAAACTAGTAAGCTGTTTTAGCTCAGAGTAGCATCTACTCGTCTTTCTCTCCGCCATATGACTTCATTGCATCGAGAGCTTCTCTATAAAGCTCCTCAATACGCTCAGCAGACTTCAAAGCGGAGGTCTTAGCTTCAAGAAGAGCATTCTCGTTCTTCAATTTTTCTCTTTCGAGTCCAGCTTGGATTGTGCCAAGCCTTAGATAGTGGGTAATTATCTGAGGAGAGGCTGTGCCATCCCTAAGCTTCTTCTCAGCAAGGTCGACGGCAAGGGCAATCATCTGTTTCTCCCTACCTTCAGGGGTTGTAGCAGGAGCCGGTAGTCTGTTCTCCCCTTCTTCATTGTAGCTTATAGGAACCTCACCTCCACTCTTCTATAATTTATCCACAAATTATTATAGTTTCATACATAGATTAGGCATTGTTTATAGACACATTGGCACTTCAAATATCCCTCCGGGGAATTTTCCAGG